GAATAGCGCTGAGATCGTAAATCCAACGATCGTTCGTAATGATGCGCAGTTAAGTATACAGAACCAGAGGATTACACCAACAAAAAAAGAAAGACCGATAATCATTATGAATACCGGTCAAAATCGCGTTTCGCAATATGTTCGTCAACCAAGATCGGGTTCTGAAGGCGAATCCGATATTGTTTCTGCTGGACCCAGCAGATCGACCACCGATTCCTTTATTCAATATGGTTTCGTTACATAAAATATTGAATAAAATCAATAGCTTAGTCTTGAAATAAATCTCAACAAAATCAATAGCTTAGCGAGCCTCTAGAAGAGATGTCTAGACAGTATTTCAATCTCAGTTGACGAATCCATCAGTCAATTTTGAAATACCGTCTAGACATCATCTAGTTACTTATTAGCCAACCCCTGGAAGAATGCCAACGAGTCGTCGTCGTCATCGTCGATCGCCGGTGGCTGCTGATTTTCGGCTTTCGATTCGGTGGTCGGTGGTTCCCATGCGGGGGATGCTGTTGATGTTGTTGCATCGTCATTCCCGTTATCATTCGTATTCAAACCAAGAACACGATTCAAACGCGATTGGAGTACGGCGTAAGTCTTGAAGTTGTTTGGCTCGACAAACGGCTGCAACTGATAAGTAAGACTCCAGATATGCTCAAGTTCATCGTCAATCTTTGAAATTGCGGTTGAGCTATCAAAGGTTGACTTGTCGTAATTACGATAACCTTCAACGTTTCGAGCACGCAGTCTAAAATTCGCGCCTTCCCACATATCAAACGGATTTATTGGCTTAATGTCGTCGAATTCTGGATTCATTGCACTATTAATCATATCGAAGATTTTCTTACCGTATCTATACAAGAAAACCTTACCATCATTTGATGGGTTTCCTGGATCAGATATAACCAGAATATTTGAGATGTAATGGAGGCGTCTCTTCTGGTCGCGAGCTTGACGCTTCGCCTGTTCAGAGCCGTCCTCATTCCATAGTCGAGAATTGTACTGCGTTACTGGGTCTTCCTGGCCGATTGAAGTCAATGAGTTTTCAATGTACCAACCACCAGGACCCTTGAATCCATGATCCCAATAACGTACGAACGGAAGATCTTCACCAGCCGGTGCTGGAAGAAAACGAATGATAGCTGAACCATTACCTGCTGCATCAATTGTTGGCTTCCAGAATCGATCGTCATCTTGACCACCGCTCTTTGAATTAATAGATTCAGCTCCGTCTCTTAGTTTATCGAACTGCGACTTACGGCTATTCTTTAGATCTGCAAATGTAGTCATTTTGTTTTTCCTTTATGTTAAGAGTATATTTGATTATCAACTTGGCGCATAATGTCGTTATATTTATGCAAATCGATATCGATGAATTCGCCATACTTAGAGATTAAGTATTGATCTCTAGGCCAAATGACGATATCAGTTATTATTGTATTCCAATAAGGAAACAATGTCAATATACGATTACATATCACAATTGTTTCAGCATGTACTTTCTTTTCACGATAGTGTTGATATATTGTTGGATATCCATATTCGCTTCTTAGTAAAAAAGCGTCATCTAATGAATCGTATCTCGCCATATCAGTCTTGAATGTATATTCGAGCGCAGTTAGAACACCTTTATGTTTGCGATACATTTCTTCATTTTCATCTGATAGTAAATTACCGATCCACGTGGTTGGTCTGTGAAACAGTGCTATTACCATGAACCAAAATGGTTCTTCGTGCTTTGATAGTTTGGAATAGAAATATTTGTCCGATCGTTTTTCAAAACTATCAATTGATACACGAGTCCTACCGTTATATTTTCGGTATGAATATGTTGGTGAAGTGTAATGCAGTTTCATTGCCTGAAACATTCGGTATGCATCAAACGGTTTCATAATGGCAATCTTGATCTCTTCTCAAGATAGTTGAGTTCCTCAGCCTCTTCTCGTAGCCGACACATTATGTTTGGATTTTTCTTCAATGCTGGCGCCATACATTCAATATCAAGATCATTCTGCTCGCAATATTCAACAATAGCTTCAAATAACGTGATGTTTGGTTTGTTTCCTAGCTGTATAATTTGATCTATCATCGAGTTCTCCATGTATTTCCTTCGCATACAAGAAAGAGAGAGATATCTCTCTCTTTCGATTGTTGGGTTATAGTTTACGCAGCGTTGGCAAATTCAATTGCTGCGCCGAGTGCATCGATGTTGCGATTCTTGTTCTGACCGAACCACAGCGACTGCATACGAGTGTCAGAATTACGGCCCATGAGATGGTTGGTCATAAACGTAACTGTGTTATACGCCTGCCACCAAGTTCCTTTACCATACTCAGCGCCGGGCTGTTCCTCGAGAGTTTCGGCTGCAAGAATCGCGTTTCGTGAAACAATCTTCTTGTCCTTGTTGCGAAATGCGTCCATCATTTCCTGGTGCTTAACGCTATTCGAACCACGATCAGCCCGGGGAAAGACATGATTGAAATATTCAAACAACTTACTTTCATTAAACTTCTTTGAAGCAAGGAATTCAGACATCTCCTTATATTCTGTCATCTTCTGATGTGCTTCCGAGAGGGCTTCGCGCGCCTTCTCCGCATCAAACTCAGAACGGTGATTCAGAGAAATAGCTAGCGTGGCCTTTCTATTCAACGAAAACGACAAAGTGTTGTTGCATACAACGCGAATCGGTGTGAATCGAATATCGACGCCACGACCAAACTGATGCGGATTTGAAAGCAAGAGATATGATTCAACCTTGTCCTTTCCACCGAACAGCGCAAACGAATCGTTCACCTTCGCGAGAGCCCAGATAACCTTACCGTCACGCAACGAACCAGCAGTATGCATTTCCATACCACCTGCACGAGTGTATTCGTCGAAGAAGTTAAACGCGTCTCTGTTCTGCACCGGGTTCCACATATCGGATACAGTATCAAGAAACATACCATCAGACGATCGAACCAATGCAGTCTGATCACCGCCGCGCTTCTGATTACCATTTGAGTCGATATAAAACATCTCACGCTTCTCGACTTCCCAGTCGAGTCCAGCCTCGACCATCATTTCATCTGGTGTCAAACCTTCTGTGACTCGAACGCCAAGTCCGTGCCATGGAACTTCGCCAGCATATGCCATTGTTTCAACCTGATGTGCCATAGTTGTATTACCTCACATTTGTAAAAAGCGCGGAAATCTGTTCGCGTTTACTTTGAATTAACACAAATCAATTCGCCAGTATACCAGATTCAATGACTGATTCGATTGCCGCGGCGACTCGGCTATCACTGTCTTCGAAGAAGACGTAGTCGCCAATTGTGCATATATACATATCATCAACATATTCGAATCCACCGTAGTATCGCAGATCACGAACTCTGTTCTGATGAACGAACAGGACATCCTTATTGGGGGAGATATAAATTTCCCAACCGGCGCGATCGTCTAGACCGCAATCAATAGCTTTAACCAGCGAGGATTTTTGTACGAAATCCACAATGATACTAAAAACCTCGTCCTGAAGCCGTGCGTAATCCATGATATAATCGCCAGTGTGTTTTTCCATTTGACGATACCATTATACCACACTAGAACGGCGTTGTCAATAGTTTTATGATGAATATGTGAAAATTATTTTTACGAATAAAATCAATAGGTTACAGATATAGCAATAAAATCAATAGGTTACGCGAGGACATCTAGAAGCCCATCCAGACGATATTCCAGTTAACTGGGACAATTCAATATCCACTTCGGTATATCGTCTGGATGGGCTTCTAGAGGAGGTTGTAGTATCAATGGTCAATTGCGCATATGTATATGAATACAGAATCGTACTGATGTCATTGGATTACGAATCCAATATTATACCGACTCGACTATAGAAGCAATGATACTATTAATTGTCTGTCGATGGGTAAACGATGTAAACATAAAGAACGCCGTTATTGAATTTAATGCTATCGAGTATTGTATTAGGCTCAAGAGTTGTTTTAAATACGCGTTCATGCGTATTAATGCCATTGAGAATATCTGTGACACCGACAAACGGGCGAATATTTGCGGTTAGATCATCGATGTTAACCTTAAGAACATTATATTTCCGTGTAATCTCAAATGATACGTGAGCATTGCCCTCAGTACCACCCGGTAGACTAAACGCAAAGATATCGGTGACTGGTCCATTCAGTTCGTTGTAATAACGATATCGATTATAATCAGTGAGTGTATTCTGCGAAAATGTATTACGAGTAAAAATATTCTTAATACTACTAAATAGATTCATCATATTGCCTTCTCCTTTTATAAAGTTTTATTTTATCGGGATTCTCTATAATCAGAGTAAATCATCCCCGCCACAATCTTACACAATGTATCCCACAGCCACCACCATATCAATGGTGACGACGATATATCAAACAAACAGTCATACTATAGATTCTCTAGTATATTCGTCAATCGGTTCAAGTTTCTAGATTTTCATAACAATACTCCCATTGGCTATTAACGAATTCACGCACGCAACGAATTCGTTCTTGTTCGTCGTATAATCCGAATGTAGAATGATTGTGTGAAATATATTCAATCAGATCATAATATTCCTCATCGAGATATTGTTTTGCATACTTCACTTTAATCGAACCATCTTCATTATACAAACGTTTCTTGGCACGAGTTAGAAACTTCGTAGTTAAGTAATACGGAGTCTTTATTTTAATCATGCTTTCGCGAACTTCAGCATTGTCTTCAAGACGATAAACCACGAAGCCTTCGTGTGTAACGTTCTTCACAACAGACTTAAGTTGGCCGAAAGTCATCATCACATAATCGTCTACACCAAATCCTGAAGTCCATAAATTCGGCTGTAATGAAATTGAATCGTATTCGTAATTTAAACAGTCAATCAATGGCCAATTACTATTCGAATAAACTGAACACACACCAATCAAATACAATTCGCAATTTTCTTGAATGATATGCGGATCACTCTCATGGCACACTTCGAAGATATACGTTCTGTTTTCCAAGAATTGATTTACGTCTACATGCTTCTCAACAATTGACTTCCCAAGACGTACATAATCACTATCAAAAGTTCCAGTTGAAGTATACAAAACTTCGTTGTTATAACGGGTTGCGCATAACATGAAACCGTTTCGCTTGCGAACAGCATACACAGTATCGGAATCTAACCAATCCGTTCCCGCGCCGTTCTCAGTATAATTGTAAATCTTATAGAACGGCCGGACAATAACGTTCCCATCGTCGTCAAGAACAATACCACGTGCATATCGTAGACGTTCGTCTTGCTCAAACAAGCCGCGATAAAACACTTTACGATGATATTTATAAAGAGTAAGCGGCAACGTATCGTGACGGCGCATCTGCACTAATCGCGATGTAACTAAATCGTCAAAATTTAATTTCTTCATAACAATGGTCCATTTTAGAGTGTGAATGTGAACCGCTTCGTTATGCGCTCAATTGCTTCCTTAGGAACGGCGTGCACGTTCTTATTACCGTGGCGATTCTCGACAATCAAACTAATGAACTGTGCACCAAAATCGTCAGCGATCTTCTTGTACACATCTACTTCAAATTCGGTGGTACTCGTATTATGAACAATCGCAACATTATGAATGCGATGTGGTGTCGCCGAGTTACCAATGAAAAAATCACGAACAGCCGTCTGGCATTTGTAATGATTACGCCTGAGATTCTCAGCCTTAAACACGTATTCGCCATCGGCGTTTACGAAATACGAATCGGTACTAAACTCCTTGACATTAGCACTATCACATGAATGAAAGAGAAACTGAGCAAGAAATTCAGCGAAGGTTGACTTACCAGACCCAGGCAACCCGCGCAAAAGAATAAGCTTATTTTCCGAAACACTCATTTAAAACCCCTCACCGATTAGTGGTAACAAATCATTTTCTATATAACGCGATCAACGCAATAAAACCAAAGCCATAATCTTTTCATATTCGGCTTTGATCTTGTTAAAATTCAATTATACACTATCACCGTTCGTATGGTGATCATGAATAGCAATTTTCTTCAATGAAAGAAAATTGATTACATCGTCGAGAAAAAATGGTCGCTGATATGAATTCATATCAGACGAATCAATACCAACATCCATTGAACGCCCGACAGCAGTCAAGCTACCATGACTATGTCCGTAGAGCATAATTGCACCATGATGCATGCAATTCCAAACACGCATCGAATAATGGCACATTACAATCTTCCGTTTATTCACATTTAGTTCAACATAGTCCTGTATCGATTCAAGATAATTCTCAGCCGCCAGTCGATATCGCGGCTTACGAAGAAGCCGATCATGATTACCGAGAATCAAGTGATGTCGACCGTTCAACCGCTCCAGAATTTCAAGTGTTACATTGAAATTCTGATGAAACGACAAATCACCAAGATTGAATACATCATCACTAGGACTAACGACGGCATTCCAGTTTGAAATCAAAGCATCATCCATTTTCTCGACCGTTTCATACGGCCGGGTTCGCGGATTGAACTTTAAAATATTACGATGACCAAAGTGCAGATCACTCGTCACAAAAACCTTGTTCATTAGCCTTAGCCTCTTCCTCTTCTGCGCTCAAAATACCGTCAATCGTATTGAAAAGTTTTTCAATTTCAAGTGCAATCTGTGACCCAGTTTTTTCTTCATTCCTATCGATTACACGAAACACCGCATTCAGCAGACCAGCATAATAACCCTCAACATACTTGCTAGCACGGCCGCTGACCGGCTCACATCCGCGGAACGGCGAAAACGCTGATCGATATGCAACATCAGTCTTCGCATCCCCATTAATATAAGTCTTCAGTTTTTCAATATTCATCATGAATTGACCTTAATCAATCGTCAGATACAAGTTCGCTTCAATTACATATGCGTTTTCCGATTTGTTGATACTATTATACCACATCCGATCTGCTATGTCAATATTTTTTTCACGAAAATACGAAAATAATTTCTGAATAAAATCAACCACTTAGAGTGTTCTAGAACAAAATCAACTACTTAGAATACACTGTTGTCACTCTCTCAACTTCGCGACGAAGATGTTTGATTTCCACCGTGAAGTAAATTTGATTTACTTGAAACTGATGAGCACAATAATCAGCCCATCTAATGATAATATCGTGGGCGACAGTCCTTCGTATAACGACCAAAACGGTCAACGACGATCGCACAGTTCCCATAATGGTAACGCGGATCATGTCGGTTGTAATAAAAGCATCGCCGAGGTTGATTGTAACGCACATATCGTAAGTCGCCACAATACTGACGATTCCACATAATAATTGAATATGGGTCCCCGAAAGTGCTCAATTGCAAAGTGAATGTATTCGTCGGTATGTCACTTTCGGTGACAACCACGCAACCGCTTAATACGACAAGAAAGGCGATGATAAACATATTACGAAGTAATTTCATTTTAGCTTACCTTTTTTTTTTAGATCAGAATCAAACATCAGTGGATAGATCAGAACCAAACATCACTGGATCGTATGGGAATGGCCATCTGTCACGCGAGTCAAGTCTAATACGATGTCTGAGTTGGAGAATATAGGAGATCTCATCTTTCCTAACCTGACAGGAACGATTAATCTTGTGATCATTACCATATCTGTCCCAGTCCCAAATGATTTCATATTCGATAACAGTGCCAAAACCATATTCGGTCTCGACACGACTATGAATCGGCAGAATAGGGTGCACTTCATCATTCATAATTAAATTCCTTATTCACTGTTTAACCGATCATTAAACCAATTACGAGCAACCTTTGAAATGAAAGCATTAACATCATTAGTAGTTAATGACATTGAATTTATAGATACCATTCTATCACATCCAGACCGCTTTGTCAATAGTTTTATGATAAATTTGTGAAAATAATTTTCTGAACAAAATCAATAGGTTACATGAGATATATCGAAACTATAATAAAATCAATAAGTTACGTGATAATCATAACACGAGCTATTATATACTATACTCAGCAAATACACGATTATATTGTTGTGTAGTACGAACGAAATTCGCTCTACGCAAATCACGAATTGTCGTGCTATTTGTATATGTACACGCCGACCGCAGTCCACCACAAATATCTTCAACGGTATGTCTAACATGTCCACGATATGGAATTAACATTTCGCGACCCTCAGACGTTCGATAATTTTTTAAGCCACCTGAATACGACTGGTTTGCGATCGTCGAACTCATACCATGAAACTCGACTACCATTTTACCAGATTCATTTTCAAGAATATCACCTTCTGATTCGGCGTGTCCGGCTAGCATGCCACCGAGCATTACAAAATCAGCGCCAGCAACTAATGCCTTTGCGACATCACCAGCATTCTTGCATCCACCGTCTGACATTAAATATGCCCCATTATCATGCGCCGCATGTATACAATTCATGATTGTTGATAATTGAGGATACCCAACGCCTGTCTTTAATCGTGTCGTACATGCTGAACCAGAGCCAATACCAACTTTAACGACATTTGCGCCCGATTTAGCAAGAATCTCAACGGCCTTATGAGTTACGACATTGCCTGCGATAATAATTGAATCACTGAACATATCGCGCACATACGCAACCATATCAGCTAGAGATGAACAATGCCCATTTGCGATATCAATGTTAAACCATATAGGTTTGTCTATAGTCCTTTCGTACTTTTGTAAATCATTCAATATTTCATATGATTTATTACATACACCAATACTCACTGCGGTCAATAGTTCGCTATGACATAATGTATGTCGAATTTGATCAATTGGTGTATTCTTTGTAAGACACGTTAACATTGCATGATCAGTTAAAACACTTGCCATGGATAGCGTGCCGACACCGTCCATGTTTGAGGCGACGATAGGTTTAATTTTGAATAGATACCCATTCAATTCAAATACTCGATCCAAATCAACATATGATCTCGAACGAACATATGACGTGTCACATGGAACAATTAAAACATCATCAAAATCCAAACCTTCAACAATCTTATCCATTTATCAATTTTCCTTGATTATATAGTTTGAAGAATTTTTTCGTCATTGGCGCCCATTCTGCTATTGGTTCAACAAACAATAATAAACCTTCATCAGCGACAGTGATCGCAATAACAATCTGCTCGGCTTCGAAATCATATCGTTCTTTTGCCATGATTGCATATGCAGCGCCTTGCATAAAATATGTAAAGATCTGTTCCTTCGTTTTTACGCGCCGTGACGTCTTATAATCTAAAACCGTTTTCTTATTATTAAACTTACACAGTAGGTCGCATGTACCAGCAGCTCGAATTTCATCCGAATACATCTGTATCTCTACACCATAAACATCAGTGACATTTTCATTAAGAGAATTCATGATATGCACAAATCGTTCATATGCAATTGGATTGCTTATTTTATACGATGAAGTATCGTGACCGAGAATATATCTCTCGAGTAAATCATGAACCGTTGTTCCTAGTTTAGCCGCAGTACCGGCGATACGATTTGCTTCGGCATGACCAATACGATCTTTCCATCGATCGATACCTTTCTTCGAAAAATAAGAAAGCGCATTAGTAACAGAAACATACTCGTTGTTTTCAGGCGTAATATATACACGCCCAGTTGATCGTTCACTGCGCACGATTTTCGATGATTCAAATAGATTATAGTGAAATGCCAAGATCTTCTCCAGCGATAATAAAATCGCGAACTAATTTACTACGAACAATATCATGACGAGTATATTCTAGGTGATAAAAATCTTCAACCCGATCAATTATCCTCATAAAGTTAGATAGCCCTTCACGATCACGTACATTCTTTAAATCACTCTGACGAAAATCACCACACAATAAAACACGACAATTATCACCCAAACGAGTGATAATTGTGCTCAATTCATGACCAGTCATATTCTGCATTTCATCTATTATAACAATCGTATCTCGTAGCGTCAAACCGCGGACGAATGATGTGCACATAAAATCGATCAAACCCTTTTCTTTACATATATCATACGCGTCACTTCGCGAGAAAAGTTCATTGCATATAGATCGATATGGTTGTTCGTATACACCGATTTTATCTTCTTCTTTTCCTGGAAGAAACCCAAGATCACGCGTCGCTACTGCACTACGCACAATTGTTAAGTTCTTATATGTGCTTTGTTTTGAAAATATTTCATTTAATGCTAGATACATTGATATGTAAGTTTTACCAGTTCCAGCACATCCATGGATCAATAAATGTTTATCGTCTCGATATGCATTAAAAGTTAAATCCTGATTCCATGTCTTCGGTTCAACTTGTAAAAGATTCATTCCTTTTGCAGCAATTACATCATCACCAGTATTTAACCCACGCCGTCTTAGCTTACGTCTCTCTCGTTTGGTCAATGACATACATACCCTTTATTATTATTATTAGAAGTCGTTTATTTTGGATCTTGGGTTTGCTTTCTTTATTTTTTTCAAAACATCACGAAATCCATTATCAGGTTTTAGACCATAACCTGATATAAACTTACTCACGCCAATAACTAATTCTTCGTTTAGATTGTTTTTACGATAATCGTCTAGTTGAGAGATACTCATGAAGATTTCTTTTTCTTCACGGGTATCCCTATTTCTAAAAACGTATGTCGGCATATTCGTCATCAACTTTAAATAATTCATCAACATCATTAGATCTTAACGCATTCTTTAATCGTTTCTCAATGTGACGATCATTGTTTCTTGATTCACGCCCATGATCTGTGAATAACTGCTCCTCGTGCTTATACGTCTTCTTATGTGTTTTGCTCATTGTTTACATCTTTCGAAATAAGTGTGGGAAAGGTTTCTTCAATCAATTTCTTTGTGATTCCTTTATATGGAATCGTCTTATCCTTCACGGCAATTAATAGCTTCGCATCTTCAGGATCGATCGTCTCAAGAATCTCGACGAAAATCTGTTCGCGTTTAGCATTACTGATTTTCATATCATCCATGATAAAGATATATAATCGACGAATTTCTCGGTAAAGCATCGTGTTCTCAGTATCAACTTCAGATGGTTTATATGGTGGTTCGCCTTTTGGGAGGTGGAAAATAATGGTCGGATCAAACGCTAGTTGAAGCAATGTCACCATTGCTTTATTCTGTTTATGCGAACGCAGAAACTTAATTCTATCTGCTTTGCTCCGAATTGAATTCGCGTCCTTTAAAATTTTACTTACTGTTGGCATAGATATATTCATATTGCGTATTCCTTAAAAATCGCTGATACATTCAGTTAAATTGCGAAGTTGATATTTGATGAAATAGTTAAACAATTTTGATCTCGACTGATTTGCTTGCTCATGATACGATTTTAAAACAGCAGCACGAATGTTGTCGGGTATTTCCGTCAAATCAACTAATCGTTTATTGCGACACCAGTTTCGATATAACGCTTCATCGAAAACATCCTTGGCGTCCTTACTATTTAGTTCATCCAGCCAAGCGGAAACTTTTACTTCCGCGCATGGTTTTTGTCGTTTATTACTTACAATAAAGACGTCATCATCACTTCGAATATTTGGAACGCCGTCACCAACATCACCGCGAATAATATGCTCCATTAGAAATCTTCGTGGTGAATTGCATTTCAACCAGCGCTTCCGTGTAGGATCATACTGTTCAACATTTGAATATTTCTGAAGCTGCTGAAAATCCTTATCAGCTGACAATATCAAAATCGGATCGCCACCGAGCTCACGCCCATAAAATTGAACAAGAGTAGCAATGACATCGTCGGCCTCTGCTTGATCGATACGAATGAGGCGGTATGGCAAGTATTCAAGTATCTCTTCGCGAATCATGCTTAAAATTGTGAAGATTGCTTTCCAGTCATGTGGCGATTTATCGCGATTCTTTTTACGAGCGGCTTTGTAGTAAGGAAAGCTATCTCTGCGCCAATAATTCATATCGTCTGCGGCAATAATCAATTCACCAAATTTATTACTGAATTTCATTCTATTTGTACGAATCGAATTAAGAACCATGTAACGAATGTGATCTTCGTTAACTTCACAACCGCAGCCCATTTTAATCGACACCATCAAGTTAGAGATTAGAACCTGATTTAAATCGAGTATCATCATAATTCATCTTCCTTCTTCTCATTGAAGAGTATATTATTCTTGGCCCAACGATCACGATACAGTATTTCATTTTCAAGCAAATCGACTATCTGTGGGTATATCGTTTCACGATCTAATTTTGTAAGAATGTTATGAATGTGCGAAAGACTAAGAGAACAAATTGCTTTAGGATCATGTCGGGCTTTCTTACTATTCCATACACCCCATGTAACATATTCACGTAGAATATAATGTGGTGTTTGTTCTGTTAGTGTAAGATCTTCGAAGAACCCACCTGATCGTTTAAGATAATCGAGTCCACCGTCGACTGTATAATATACATTATTCACGGTATCCAAGTGACCACGATAATCCCAACGAAATGTACTTTCAAGAATTGTTCCATCAGGAGTACGTATTGCATTACGAAGAATGCGATTACCCGGTTGACGATACATCATTTGAAATTCCTGTTACTGTAAACAAATCAAAATTATCGGCTCTGATGTATTGAGCGCCCGGGTTAATTTACACTCTTCATACGCGGGCAGAATATGACACTTTAAATATTCGCGACAACTAACTAAAGCATAAACCACATGTGGTTATGAATTCCCTCAATTCGAGCTCTTCGTCCATAGCTAGCGTTTCATGAAACAGGTGCATCTACTCTATGAGTAATTAATTGACCATGGATAATACTATATCGAGCTCTATTTGTGATCAAATAAACGCCGTTAAATTCGATGACAAATTCACCAGACTTATCGCTCTCGATATGATCTTTCAATTGCGCTAATGAATTCCACTTCTTCATATAGTTCTCATATTTAAATTACTATTTTACCACATTCGACGTGGTTTGTCAATTGTTTAAACGAAAAACGAATCAACTACTTAGTCTTTTGTTCAATTTTATCAACAATATCCTGTAGTGGATGATCGCGATTCTCGGTTCGGAGTAACATAGATCTTATGGATTCAAACAACAACGACACATCCGATTCGTTTCGATAACTAGTCGTGTCAAACGGCGCGCCGTTTAGAACAGTGAAAATATGGCACATAATATCATCAGCCATATTTTCAAGTGGATCAACAACATCCTTTGTTGGAAAGACGATTATATTATTTGCTAGCATTACGAGCATCAAGTAAATTCAGCAACAGTAACTCCCACGATCTACTCACATTATCCCACGAATGTAAGTCATTCGTAGTAGACCATTGATAATCACTATTCATTCTAACATTCGCGACTGTCTGATAATTGCTCAGGAGATAGTGCATTAAACGATAATATACAGTTGTGTGTTGACCCCAATCGTCAACATACTGATACATCGGAGTACAATATCTCGACGTTTCATATAACGCACCATAATTCGAATGAACACAGATCAGATTCGCCGACATCGCCTCGATCAGGCACAGACAAGACGTTTCTCGCCACGTCGATGGATATGTAAAAAAATGAGCTTTCGATACTGCATCACGCACAACATCGTTTGGCTGAGAACCATGATATGTCATATGTGAATGATTTGATATGTTATCGAACAATTGCATATATGGTTCGTCACGCGCCTTCCATCCGTATAAATCAAAAGATGAAAACACGTCTAGATGAATATTGTCAAATTTTTTAGATAATGCAGCAACAACAGGAAACAGTATATTTAGACCGCGGTGTGGCGTTGATGTATATACTAAACGAATCTTATCTTCTTTAAATTTATCGTTATTGAATTGAATTGGCTCAATTGCATTTTGCAACACTATACATTTATTCCACGGTAAATCGTATCTTTCAATATACCCCTGCATCTGCCAATTAGAGACAAATACATACATATGAAACATACTATGATTAGCTTTATCACGTAGAAATTCAGATTCGGGATCACCGGGTAAATCATGCGCCCAAAAGACACGAATTAGATCATCGTTCAATTCGCGTACACGAGACGATATGATTTGGAATTCCTTAAGTAAGGAAGAATCGATCTTCGTCGATAATTCACGAGTTAATCTTTCGGTACCGCCATTTGATTTTTCGTTTGTTTCGTTTAATCGAAACTCGCCTGCGTAAATCTCAGCCATAATGATAACCTTGTTTTACTTCTTCAAGTTTCTCCTTTCGTACTGACTGAACAACGCCGCGATTTCCTTTCTTTGATACTTTCTTAAAACGAAATAAACAATCATACCAATTACCATGCGAAGCTAATACATGAACAACTTCACCAGTTGATTTCAAACGCATTACTGTCATGTTATATCCTCCTATAAATATTAATAACATATTGCTACAAATACTATTATATCATGTGGTACTATAAAAGTCAACCATTCAACACCGAAAACTTCATCGATACAGATTATATCGGCTTCGTCTATTGTGTAACAGACAACGAAAACGGAATGAAATATATCGGTAAGAAAAACTTCTATTCGAAAATACGCAAGCCACCATTAAAAGGTAAAACGCGTAAACGAACGCTGATTCGTGAATCCGATTGGCGTGTATACTGTGGATCATCTGCTGAAGTAAAATCTCTAGTTGAACAGCACGGATTATCTAGATTTTATCGAGAGATTATACATTTATGTAAATCAAAGGGTGAAATGTCATATCTTGAAATGAAAGAGCAGATTACTCGTGATGTTCTATTGAAGCCGAATGAATATTACAATTCGTTCGTCGGCGGTAAGATTCATCGTTCGCATCTTAAGCGATTACATATCACGGAAGCTTTAGATAAGTAACACCAGATTCATCGAACATCGCTTTACTACGCAAAAAATGTTCATCCCAATAATTATCAGCATGGCATGCGGTATAGACGACATGACGCACTCCACTCTGTATTACACCTTTAGCACATTCCGAACAGATAGGTAGACCATAAACGTATAACGACGAATCGTTTAAAGAAATACCATGATGTACTGCATTGTAAATTGCGTTCATTTCCCCATGTACTGTTAATTGGTATTTCACTAGTCGATCGTTGAGGCGTTCATTATCACTAACACCATGCGGGAACCCATTATACCCAGTCGATAATATTCGACGATTTCTTACACATACTGCACCCACACGCGTTGATGGGTCTTTCGACCAGGTTGAAATTTCGCGAGCGATATTCATGAACCTATAATCCCATTTATTATTTGAACATTGACTGTTCATCATTCGCTCTCCTATCACATAATAATTTCATTATATCATTTCTCTGATCGTCAGTTAATTGAGACCACCGACCGATTTCTGCACGCGTTCTTTTGCAACCAATGCATAAATCGGTCGGTGAATCAATTCGACATACGCCAATACATGGCGTTATAGTTCGCAAGCACCACCTTGACATGCGAATTCCTGTGAACTTGTTGTATGATCGTTAGTCTCATAATCACGCAATTGTTCCCAATTAATTTCGTTTGGCATTTTTGAAACTAACATTTCGTATGTCTTAGCATCAATAGCTTCGTATGGTGCCTGTGGATAATTATGATCGACGTATGGCATGAACGAAATCCCCGATACTTCGTCAAAGTTGTTCCATACCCACGATCCCACATCAAGGAAGTTATCGTCATTATAATAAGTAGTCATTGATGGTTTATGTTCGCACCAATGCTTGGCGTACGCTTCCCACAGTTTTAATTGTTCGATCGCATCAACGTCATTTACTGTTAGTGACGTATCAGGCGACTTAATTGGAAATGCGAAGATAAAATTCGTGGGGTTTGATGCATCTTGTTCGTATGGAACTCCATTATCAATAAGAAATTGTGTCAATGGGTCTTTCTTGTCTTGACGAATTCGACGAATGTAATGCTTCGCAAATCTTGGATGAATACCACTTGCGCTGTCGACGAGCTGTGATACTGTGCCCGACGGTTTTACACAAGTAATTGCCGTTGACTGATTAATGCCCAATTGCGATGCAAGGTCATCATTTACGTCAATTGATACTTTCAACAACTCAGACAACCAGTTATAGAGTAGATCATGCCCTTTACGACCGCTCATAATTTCATGATCATAAATACCAGTCATACTTACACCAAGCAAACGTTCCTCTTCGCAATTTTGTTTCCATTTCTTACGAAGATATTTGAAATCGGTTAACGTTGACTGAAACGTACCAATGATAGTTGCAATACGCACCTTTTTCTTTAGAGTATCCAGTGTATCATCCGAGCGTACAACAACTTCGGATAGATTACAGAATTGATATGGTCTTAAAATAATTTCAGCGCATGGATTCGTACCCCATTCATGATCTGGATCGCGTCTGCCATTTCGCTTCGCAATATTACGACACGCATATCGTGAAATGATACCACGTTCACCTGACTTCGATTCATGTAGTGATAACCATTCATTTAGAAACACACCAAAATCTGGTTTTTCATCGACTACGTATGAGTTATTTGATAATGATCGCTGTACATTTTCTACCCACCAACTACCAGATTTCGCTGATCTCATGCGATCGTCAGATAGATTGGATAATGAGATTAATGCAGAACGGCGTACACCACCAACAACAACAATTTCAGCGATCATACATACAATGTCATGACACTCAATCGAATTAAGCTTTCTACCGACGGCCTTCTTGAACGTATTTACTGTGAATCGGAATAGTTTTTCGAGTGGTTCTGGACCAGAGGCCCGGCCGCCGAAAGTTTTAAGTCTTGCGCCAGCTGGGCGAACTTTGCTCATATCCCATTTAGGAATTTTACCTGCATATAATAGACTAATCAATTCGCGATACGAAGACGCCCATCCAATCTTTGAATCTGATACAACGATTGTTGTATCGGTATTATGAAATGTTTCCGCAATCTCTGGTAATCGATTTACATATTGTCGCTCTACGCTAAATCCAACCCCGGTACCATTCATTAGAATGTACATTAATTCATCGAAACATCTTGGGTGTTCGATTGGCAGATAACTACAATTATATCCAGCAATATTGTCTCGTTCAAGAGCAACACCAGCAGTCATCAATGATCTCATTGATGGCATTGTTTCTAGATTTGAAATAGATTCACGGCATTCTTCGAGTAAAGATTCATATTCAGGATATCTTATAATCCAAAAGTCATACCAGCGCTGCATGGTCTCTGTCCATACTTCGCGGCGCGGTGAATCAAAATCATCGCGGTATTTCGAATAACGCGACATATGAATTACTTCTTGATATAAACTAGGCAGCCCCATTATTCAATTACTCCGTCTTCTGTTAAGTATTGTTTCGATGGGCTAGCTGCTTGATATGTACGTGATTGTACGAATTCTATCGCGAGACGTTCGGCATGTTTAATGTCGGATGACTTAGTGAGAACAGCGTAAACTAAATCATGATCAACATAAAACTCGCCAATGTAAGATTTCGTCTCTTCATCGTAAAAGACTTTTGCGCTGCGCTGTTGATCACCGATGAACTCTGATAAAAATATACTCATACTCTTCTCCAATTATTAAAAACTAAGTTTGCTTGTAATCCATTATATGTGTTATTTTTCAATATTGTATCAACATTTACACGTTCATGCAATACCATATCATTAATGTCCTTTGAGCGAATGGAATTTGGAAATATGACAACTGAATGTCCTTTTAGAATGGCCTGTTCGATCTTGTTACATATATCGCGATTGCGTGGTTCATTATCGTAAACGAAAACAGAATTCTTATTTACTAGTGACCAATCGATCGTATTACCCGCCATAGCAATTGCGTTTGACACGAACATTGAATCAATTGGGCCTTCTAATATATAATGCTCTCGCTCACGCTCACAAGTATCCAAACCAAACACCTTCGATCGATTTGCATCAAGCATAATTGTAACATATCGCAATGAAGAGTCACCTAAAGATCGCCCCTGAAAACCAAAGACGGCTTTATCTTCATCGAGGAATGGTATAATTATACGCGATTCATCGTGCGTAATATCATTGTACTTTTCTGATATTAAGCTGTTTACATATTTCTTGAATTTCGATACATAGAATATCTTGTAATGATATTTATTCGGTATCATCCGTGATTTTACATATTGAACCGCTGGGTGTGTAGGTTCGAGTGAAGATATCTTCGGCAATCGATTTAATGCCTTTGAATTCATAAAAACTGGTTTCTTCATTTTATTAGCAAATACCTCAACGTCTGTCAATACGCGCGCGTTTCCTGACGTGAATTTATTTTCGATCTTTTCACGTACATAGTCATTATACAAATTCGAATCAACATGCTCGATAAATCGATCTATATTCGTAGTAATACCACAATTATGACAATGATATTGATATGCACCACTTCTTGGATATAGATACCCTCTAGTCTTAGTTTTGTTTTTTGCTGAATCGCCACAATATGGACAACGAAAATTGTAAACATTATTCTGTGTATGTTTAAAAAGGCCTAATCTCGATGAAATCAGGCCAATATACTTTTGTTCAATCCATTGCATTATTCAATTATCCATTATGATTGCCTCAGTACCATTATATCTCGATTAGTTATATATGTCAATGGTTTTAGTTAAAAGTTTGCTGAATAATATATAGTATAATTGCTTGACTTGCGAAGCTTGTCGCTAAAGCAGTAAACAATATGTATATCAACTTTTTTGTGTCACCAACTGAACTCTCGACTCGCGTAACTCTCGTGGCGAGTTGATCAATACGTTCAACCTGTCTCTCAATTCTTTGATACGCCACTGTAGTATTAAGTTCAGATGACAGTAACTTTTCTTCGAGGCGTGCAAGTGATATCAGCACATCAGAGAGCTTATCTATTTTTTCTTCGATTCTAGTTAAGCGAACACTGAATCCATTATCGTTGATCGGCATATTATTCCCTTTGTTTGTTTTGACTAATGACATTTTCATAATATATGATCACGTTCTTTTGCTGTTCAATGTATCGTTTAATCTCGGCTATATTCAAAGCGAGATTTTCATAGTCAGGTATTGATGCCGCAACAAAAACAACATTACCATTCATCGATTCGAATTCTGCAATAAATTCGTTGATGTTTTGTTCAGTAACAACATGAAACTTAACATCATATAAAGTGACAGGTTTTACGCGTTCGCGTAATGGTATTTCATGTGTAACATAAATCGTTCGCGGCTCCTTTTCCTGTATGAAACCGCAGCCAATTAGATTACTCGCTACGAGTAATAGACTCGATATCATCAAATACTTTTTTAGTTGCTTCATTGATTCTGTTCTCGATTAATCCTGGTTTCTGTAAACTTAGTTTCGTTAAGTCATGTCTCTGTAATTTTTCTATTAATTCATCACGATATTCTTCGGCTAATCGCGTTCTTTGTTCAAGCAAACGTGATTCCATTTCGATCACATTTCTTGTTCGTATTAAACTCTCAATTCTGCCATTTAACATCGATAACGAAGTTTCTTGTTGAGAGATCGTTTCTTCATAACGCTCGATCTTATTTCTTGTATGCTGTATGCTAAAATAAGCCCCACCGATGAACGTTCCCAATAAGATAGCGATTAGCGCGTTCTTCGCAAACCACATCTTGAGCTTTGCAAAAAATATCATTTATGAATTCTCTTTAGTTGATCAATAATCTCTTTCTTCTTCTTTTCGATTTCTTTTCTTTTCAAAATCGCAAGATTCCCTGGTGGTTCCCCATCTGAGCCAACGCCTATACTTGCTATATGACCACTCCCGCCGTTGTTTGTTGGTGTCTCTTCGCTTAAAATTATTGCTTCGTTGATGTAATGATTTAATCTTTCTTCAATTAACACGATGTCGTCAGGATCGATTTGATGCTCTTTTAATAGCAACAATGCTGCAGCGAATGACGCGATTCTCGTCTTACCGCCTGGTATTTTACCAATGAGTTTTTTTAAGTTCGCGATTAGCCGATCATAATAACCCCATGATCGTTTCTGTTCTTTTGTGCGATCTTTTACTTGTACTAGTACATTACCGTTCGCATCAATTACGCCAGTCTTATATGCACTCCAGCGATTAAACGGTTTAACGAGTCTTCGTAGAAACTCATATATGAGATATAGATCCATTACACCTGACATTATACTTTCCTTATATTCGACGCAGTGCTTGCGCTACATTAATATCGATCATTATATCATTCGACGATATAAGACGATTATCTTTATCATATATGTAATCCGGCATATACTCAAGAAAAACTAGAAAGGTTTTGAGTATATGCCAGTGCTTTTTATCTACACGATAGAACAACATACGCGTATTCGCTTCGTGCTTAAACACATTATATAGCGTAATTAAATGATTCAGAATCAATCTTTCCTTTAAATCGTCGTTTTCATAATATCTATACATTAATTTTTTGATGTATTTGAAACGGCTCAAATCATCATAAAATTCATCGGCATCATATATATCTTGAATGTAATTTGATGCTGCATATAATGTAAAATTCGAATCATCTAATTTCTTCATATTATGAATTATACGTCAGGATAAATTGTGTCGTCAGCACCACCAGTCGTATTTGCTGTTGCGTCAGTATTTGCAAAATCCGTCGCATCTTCGAATTGACCAGCCACATTCTTAAATGCATTCTTACTCATTGCAACTAATACTTCTTCGCGAACGCGACCAGCATGTTCACCAATACCAACAGTTCGTTTAATCCAACCAACACCCGGCGCATCTGATACAACTGCTTCCTGCGAATCAACCCCGAAAACTGTATTACCAAAACGAGCTTGTCCGGTGTTACCAGTTTCTGAATCGACAACGAACTTCGGTGCCCCTGAATGTTGGTCTTTATCTTCCCATAGTGCCATTATCGTATTACTCCTTTCTTAATCGTTTATTTAGTAACCACCAGTAACAGTGATCGTCCAACCACGCCCTCTTAAAGCATCGATCGCAGCTTCACCTGTTACACTCGGTGCAGAGCCGCCTGACTGATTAAATGTACCATTTGATGTATTTGCGGCATTGATTGCGACCAAAATATCATCAATTGACTGCTGTGATAAGTTAGTATTTGTAAAGGCATCATTATAGAATCGGCTAGGACATACAGATAGTGGATTACCAGTACCACCTGATAATATTACATTAGTTAGCGAACTAGAATCACGCGCAAAATCCTTAGCCTGTATAAGTTTACTTGTATTCCAATTAGATATATTGAGTGTTGTTAGTGATGTACATTCTCTGAACATACTCGACACGCTGGTTGTATTTGCGGTATTCCACCCAGTAACACCAGTCATATCAGTTAATCCAGTGCAACCAAAAAACAGATTATTCATACTACTAACTTTAGACGTATCCCAACTCGACAAATCATTTAAATCAGTTAACGACGAACACTCACTAAATGTACCTTGCAATGTAGTAGCGTTTGCAATGTTCCACGTTGAAATGCCACTTAGATTAACTAATGAAGAACACTCAGCGAACATATTTGTCAGTTGTGAACATTTCGTCATGTCCCATAACGCTAATGCATTAACATTAGTTAGAGACGTGCATTTTTGAAACATTACAATAACCGAAGTAGTATTTGATGTATCCCATGTCTCCAAACCAGATATATTAATTAGTGATGCGCATGAATTAAACATACCTGTCATATTAGTTACTTTGCTCACATTCCATGTACTGAGTCCGTTAACGTTTATTAGATTGTCACAGGAGCTGAACATATTGAACATATTTGTATTATTCGACATATTCCATGAACTTAACATATCGACATTTGCTAATTGTGAACATTTATTAAATGCGAATGTTGATATAACGATGTTGCTAGTATCCCAATTTGCAACCGAATTAAAATCTCCAAATGAACTGCATCCATTGAATAAATTAACTATACTAGTTTTATTCGATATGTCCCATGAAGATATACCGATAATGTTCTCCAGAGAACTACATCCGCTGAACGCAAGAACATCCGTTGTGTTACTGATGCTAAACGACCTTACATCTAACTCTATTAACGATTCGCACCCATTAAACATATTCGAGAAAAGTTCAACTTTTGAAGTATTCCATGAGCTTATGTCGATCGATTTTATCAATTTACAGTTGCTAAATGTGTCCGTCATATTTGTGACATTACCAGTTTCCCAATTTGAAACGTCGATTGAAGCAAGACTTTCGCAGTTAGCAGCAAAAAGAGCTAAATTCGCCACCTTTGATGTGTCCCAATTTGATACGTTAAGTTCATTAAGTTTTCTACAGTTTCTAGCAAAACCACTTAAATCGGTGACGTTACTTACATTAAAATTTGAAACATCAAGTTCTTCAAGCTCATCACAATTACCAACAAACCACGACATATCAGTTGCGTTTGATGTATTCCATCTTGATACGTCCAATTTCTTCAAATTTGCATAATTGTCGAATGCAAAAGATGAAAATACCCGCCCGCTCGAAACATCCCATTTCGACACATTAATATTACTTAACGATTCACAGCGACCAAACATAAATCCAAAATTCGTAATTTTCGACGTATCCCAATTAGATACGTCAATGTTTTCTAATTCGCGACATTCCGTAACGAATCCGTGTGCATTCACTACAGATGATGTATTCCAGCGAGATACATCGAGATTAACTAAAGACGTACAACCAGCAATGAAATACGATATGTCGGTTATATCTGACACATCCCAGTTCGATACATTCGCAGACACGATCTGGTTTCGCCAAGCAAATTCTTCAGATAAAGAAGTCGTATTTGAGTTATCATTAAATAGTTGCTGTGTTGTGTTATAGTATGATGTTAAATCATCTTTAATTGCTGCGATCGATTCAGTATTACTTACATTCGTAATAACAATCGCTTTAATTGGATGATTGTATATGAATTTTGGTAAACTCAGTAAGCTTTCACGCCACCCAGCACTGAAGATATATTGAAAATCAGTTACAGCATTTTCATTTACGATAAAGAGTGTCGCAATAGTTGGATCTGGATCGTATGGGAATGCTGAGGTATTAACGAATAACGAATTGTTTGGTTCAAAGATTAGGTATTCGCCATTAGCAGATAATTTCGGCGGGGCGCCGAATGGGGTTGTCATCGTTATGTCGCTGATGCTGGTCGTTATCAGTGCTACATTTGATCCTGGGACTGCTGCTGTTGTCCCGGCACTGTCCGAAAATAAACTATTACTAACTGCGATATCAAATACTGCATAAACAGTATTATTACTAATCATTTGCGATTTAATTGTGTCCAGCAAATCGTTATCACCAGCGGTATTTTGTATTCCACGATGGCTCATCGCAACTAACACTTCTTCGCGTGTACGACCGTTGACATGTTGAGTACGAATCCAGCCGGTTCCACTTTTACCCGCCGCGGTTGCTGAATTGGCTTGGCATCGAACCCAAAGACTTCGTCATAATATTCGCCAGTGCCAGTTTTCCCAGAAGATGCATCCGTTGACATGTTGAGTACGAATCCAGCCGGTTCCACTTTTACCCGCCGCGGTTGCTGAATTGGCTTGGCATCGAACCCAAAGACTTCGTCATAATATTCGCCAGTGCCAGTTTTCCCAGAAGATGCATCCGTTGACATGTTGAGTACGAATCCAGCCGGTTCCACTTTTACCCGCCGCGGTTGCTGAATTGGCTTGGCATCGAACCCAAAGACTTCGTCATAATATTCGCCAGTGCCAGTTTTCCCAGAAGATGCATCCGTTGTAAATTTCGGGGTGTCGCTCGACCTATTTTTATTTTCCCATAGTGGCATCACTTGATTCCTTTATTGACATATACATTTATTTATTATGATGATTTGTTAAACTTCTTTTTGATTGCTTCTTTAATCACATTTATATCAGCATCTTGGCTCGATTCGCGAACTAATTCATAATCATGTACATCATATCCAGCTTTCATATAATACTTCTTTGCTTTGGCTAACGCGTCATTTTCGTCTTTCGTATTCGTCACGCGGATTTTTTTATTCATTTTCTCCACTGGTGACGATCCTGGATTATGATCTGTTTTTGATACCGTGACAGATACAACATATGATTTTGTTTCGTTAGTTTCATCCTCTTCTCGAATTACACTAAGAATCTTTTTAAGATCGTTATAGCTTTTATTTGCTAATTTCTGGTAACGTTCTTTATCAGTGCCTTTAACTAACTTATCAAATCCTCTAAGTGCTTTCTTAGCGTCTGCTTGTTTAATTGTAGCGGATCGATTATCCTTGAACGTTACTGTTCCACCTCTTGGTAAATCCGCAACGCGTCTTAGTTGCATAATGATGTTTTTATCTGCGGCGAGACGATCGTCGTCACTTGCGTCGTCGTCTTTGTCAGCTGGATCATCTTTACGTTCGGCGATTGTATCTTCGTTTATGATACTACGAATCTTATGATCATCTGCATCATCCGAATCGATCCACTTCTCAGCGTTCTTCATATTCTTAAATTTCTTGGTAAACTTTTTGCCTTTCGGGTCATCACCCGTTACAATGATAGGCTTATTATGGTCGAGCTTTGCTTCGTTCACCGATTCCTCATATGCAACACCAATACTACCAACACCCATACTACTAAAAGTCTTTCTCTTCTTTCCTTCAAGATACGAATGAAGGCATTCAATGTCGCTATGAATCTTTGATATACGATTAATGTACCAAGGTGGTAAAACCATACATGCATCCTCAAGGCAACCGATGATTTCATCAACTGCATAAATAACATAATGTAATTGTGTTAGTGCGTGCTCCGCGTATTCATCGTCCAATGATGAAGAATATTCTTCCATTTCACGCAACATACTTTTAATATTTTTCATAATCGATTCCTATTAATTTTAACCAATGAAATAATTAACATCATTCCACGATATGTAGAAATGAGTTCGCTGAATTTTGTTTTGTTCCTTTTGTTACTTATTGAATCTAGTGCGCACAATACAAGTGATGCCGTTGATACGTCGACCATATATTGACCATCATCAAACTTTATTTTAGTTGCTTGCTTATCTTTGACGACATTCTTTAGATCGCCAATTACATCACGCTTCAATATTCTTTGCATTTCTATAATGTTTCTTTTCGATTTTACATAGATCACTATTTAGCTTTGCGAATATTTCTTCTTCACTCAAATTGGATACATTCTTTAGCGCAATATAAGTTTCTTTGAGGTCATTAAATGCGACGCCATACTTCACGCTCTTCTTAAGAAGATTGCGCTGAATTTTACGTGTTATCATTACACGTTCAACCAAATTCATTACATGATCGATTTGATTTATCAAATCAAACGATTCCTTGTTTTCGCGTCTTTTGCGCATTCGTTCGGCTTCTTTTGATCGAACCTTTGGAATAAATCGTTTCGCTAAACGTGCAATAATTGCTTTCTTGGAGACGAGTCTTTTATCAATATTCTGTTTTTGCCCAAACGTCAAATCAGAATATTCTTTACCACGAACAATACGCTTGCGAATTAGGTTACGAGCTTGCTTTTGTGCGCGCTTGCGTAACTTCTCTGGGTTTGCCTTTCGCCTCATCGCGATTTTACGCCCACGCATTATGCGATTCTTCAGCCGTCTCATGATTTGCTTTCGCTTCATGCGCTGTTGAATATTGAGCGCTTCATTTAATTCAGGAGCAACCTTTTTATTACCGTGCATTGCTCGAAGAATATCATATATCATATTACTTTTCGACAGACCTTTCGCGTCTAATCCATAATGATACTGTGTATAGATTTTATACAATTCAATCATAGGTAGCTTTTTCAGTGAGTTAAATTGATCACTAATCGACATCGCCATATCTAAATCATGTTCTTCGTTAATACCCATATTCTTACGAAGTATTTTAATTATTTCATTTGCTCTGCTTTGCAACTTAATAGGCAGCCCATTACGAAACGAATCGACATCATTATTAACCGCAGCCGCTCTCATCTTCGATGCGCTCATTCCGGATATGCCTTCTGCATCAGGATCGCGATCACCAGCTGACACGGTCTTTATCGAATCGTATGTATATTCTCTTCCGTTATATCGATTTAACAATGAATCGAATTCATTCACGCGATCAGAACCAACAACGACGATAACGTTATCATATTTCGATTCAATTTCCTTTAAAACTTCGATTAAGTTTCTTGCTTTTGAATTTTGCACAGCTCGACCAAACGCCATTTTAAGATACCGAATCTTGTCTGTATATTGTAATGGGTTCTTTTTCTTATCATGCGAATGTGACGCGTATAACAAAGGGTCGCCATGCTCTTTCTTGGCGATCGATATTAGTTTATCGACTAATTTAGCATGCCCGACGGTCGGTGGATTCATCCGACCAAATGAAACTACTGCGGTTCTCATTGTCACTTCCTATACAGGTTTACCGAAGCCTAACTGTGTTATTGTTATGATTTATTTATTAATGACTTTAGTTTATGGTGTACACATGATCCATCTTTAATTTGTGTAGGAGCGTATAGCCGATGTTAGTTAATATTGAAGAACCGTTGCCGCGCTCAACGATTACGACTGGTTTAAATGCATTGATTGTTCTCATCGCACCATTCAATACGCGATCCTCATATCCTTCGACATCAAGATGTATAAGATCGCACGATGATAGCTTCAAATCATCAATTCGATACATTTGAATTTCACCAGGAGTTTCATCTATCTTATGCATACCGACATTCGATGACTTATGTAATTTTAACGACATTTTATCAATACGATCACCCAAGGCCCCATGATACTTATGATACGAATCGCCAACACAATTACGATCTAAACACGTAAAGTTTATTTCACATGGTTCAAATGTATATACATTCTTAAAGTAATTACTATAGAAGCGCGCATACATACCGCAATTACCACCAGCTTGTATGACCGTATCGAAATTTTTAACATCGCTCATGAAATGTTTATGATCGGATATCCAATCACCAAGCGGGCCATTAGTCATACTGCCAAAGGCGCCGCGATCAGCAGTTACCCACCATAATTCATCAACACCCTCAACCCCGCACTTTCTTGTTGATATTAAATTGTTCATGATTTTTATTTCTGCCATCCCTTTATAATATCTGCGCTGAAATTAGCGCGCGAGAATTCCAATCGATCAACGAGCTTCACGGCTCTACCAATATGATCGATTACAACTAAACCTTCTTGTTGTGTAACCTCAAATCCATTACGTGTTCTTAGGAATGTGCCGAGCGAATTAATATCCGATATCTTCTTAATGATAAACAGTTTCGCTTCAGATAGAAGATTCATTAAGTAGAATACACGCTCAAAATCCTGCGGGCCGTGTACTTGAAATATACGAATAGCTTCTTTATGTTTATTTGTCCACTGTTCCTTCGACGCTGGAGTCTTTCTTTTGTCGATTTCATTCTGATAATAATTAGTAATGAAATCGAAGAGACGTTTCGCAGAACCACTAGGTTGAATAATCTTATTTTCACGAACATGGTCGTTGATAAATTTTTTAACTCGAATAAGGAGATCGTCGTTTGAGGAAAATGAATTCAACAAATCGGCTGGTATTTTGTTAAAGATCTTTCCTGCTTGGCTTAATATGAGTGTTAATTGATTCGTTTCTTCCTTCGTGAACGTCGCAATACCAGATACGTCGGTGATTGTTGCGTCATCCATCCATACACTCGATACATTCTTTAACGTACGTATAATGTTTTCACCGAAAGACGCTGACATTGACTCGAAATCGCGTCCACGATATACTGTGTGCCATACTACACCAACTTTCGCTCGCTTAATTTTACTTGCGATACGACTTTTAATTGGTATTGTATAAACAATCGTGTTTGGTTGAAATGTTATATATTTTTCGCCATGAATCGTTTCCGATTTAATATCGTTAGACGTAAACATAAGATCACCTTGATATACGACGCCTTTAGGTATATTCAACTTCGAAAACTCTTCGAGCGATACTAAAAACTTTTCACGTAAGTCACCTGATAAATTCGCATCAATGTCTGCCTTCGTTTTATATATCTGTGGGTTCTTGTTGAAAATACCTTTCTTCGCAACAAAGAACTGACCATCGCTCGGGTCATATCCAGCGAAGATTGCAGGTGCACCATCATATTTTAGACTAGTTCTAATAGATGTGCTCGAATTTCCAGCGAACATATCACGCAAATCGCGTAAAAAGAATATCGCTTTACGTGTACCATTAACACCCTCATTGAATATCAAATCCTCGATATGTTCCATGTGAGTGTTCTTTTGTTCAATTAAAAACTGATTATATGTTAACATTGTGACATTCTCATTTTAAAAATGGGTTGATTTTTTTGCTATCAGGATGAATCGAATATTTACTATGTGGCATTGATACAATTTTGATCTCGGCCTGAACTTCGTAAAAATGCGTACGCGTTGATACGCGAATTTTGAATGCACCGTTTCCTGATAGCGCAGGAATAGACATACCAAGTTTAAATGGGTCGTTTGTACCAATACGATAAAAATCATCGCCTGCTTGTAAATAGTGTGCAGGTTCTGCTTTACCTTCGAGGTAGTGTTTTGTTACTAGTTTTCCAATTGGATAATTGTCATTCTTCAAAATGTAACGATTTACATTAGGTTGAGCGAAATAATTTTTCATTATTTCGAGTGGTACTGCGCCTTCCATTTTTAGATGCGACTTAGTTGTGCCTATTATAATATGCTTATATGGTATTCCACTAAACTTGGAAATAGATTTAATAAATTTATCTGCGTCAGCTGATGCATTTAGTATTCTAAGCGCCTCATATGCCGCAGGTGTTTTATATGTACTCTGCCAAACACTATTCATATAAAACATACGCGGGTTTGATAAATTATCAGTATGATTCATTTTCACCTCTAACCACGTCTTCGTATTTCCTTTCTTAATGAGAACGTCTGAATATTTGACATCCGTTCCTTGTGTGGCCGCTAATCCTGGAATAGAATCAATTGTACTCGCAATTAACTTCTCATAACGATCTGACGCTGCTGACATATTAATTATCTCCAAAGTAAATTTACTATTTCATATTTATATGAAAAGAAAGGTGGCACACGGCCACCTATAGTTGCAATTCAATATTCAAGTTGCAATTCAATATTACATATAGTTACTCATTTCTTATAAACCAGCATGGTACATTGCGATTAGTCCATCTCATATCGAACCGAGTCTGTTTGGTCTGATAAAATTTTCGATACGACCCGACTGGATCGGATTCATTGATGCACTCTGGATTTGCGTTCATTGCGAGACGAAATGGTGTAAGAATTCCGATAGGTATGTTCTTTGGTGGTCGCTTTAATGTGTCACGAAGGCGGCTATCTGTTGCATGCCGCCGATTATAACGATATGTATATTCATTACATAACGCAATAAAGTGATCGTAGTGCCACATATAATTCGAATCGGTCTCATGCGTCCATTGTGTGCACGGATGATTATAATGGACACCTTTATATAAAACAGATTCAAGTTTATCATCGGGATGTCGATAATAACGAATCATTGATCGTCCTGACTTCGATTTACGTTTCTCAACTGTACCGGCAATTACGCGATGGGCCGTCGATAACATCTGCGCGCTTTCAATAATCATCTTAACAACATGACGATCGCATTGCATACGTGCTGCGATTGTTGGATTTTCGTCAAGAATGAATATGTTCATATTTGATATATTTTATCAGATATGTTTGATTTTGTTAAAAGCACGTTGTTATGTGCATGTTCGCCGAGATGGCGAAGTGCCCATGAAGCCTGTGATAATGTGTGTCCACGCAGTTCGAGTTTTCGAACTGCATGATCAATTGAATCTGCGATCCAAATTACACGATCATTTTGAATTGCATTAATCATGTTTTACTCCACATTAATAGTGGGCCTCGAACCCACAGTCTACCGGTCCAATTGATATGTACGGATTTGTTTGAATTTACGTCTAGTTCGCGAAAAGGATAGCGACTTCTTGAGACGAATAAATTCGCCAGTTCGAACATTTTCATATGCGATCAACTTTCCTGATTTCTTCGCAATATGATACGTATGATTTGGTGTATTACCATCCCACGCGGTGATCTCTCGTAGAACGACGATTTCACTTATACTCATATCATAGCATCCAAGTTACATAATCACCTTTCGTTTCACTACCGCCCTAAATCTCGATGATTTAGTGTTCGTTCTCCATCGTAAACGGATTAATCGGAAGATAACCAAAGAGAGCACTGGCTGCTTCGATTGGCAAACGAGCACCGTGTAAAGCGACTTGCTGAACAAAAGCAAGCCTCGACGCATCATAAGAATTTTCGTCGAAAATTGGCTGGTGCTTGATTGTTCCCCACATGAGCTTATATTGATTTTTAGCTGTATGTATGCGTGGTTCTAATTCATCAAAAACCAAAACGATAATTGTCGTGATAGATGGATCTACTTTAGGCTTTGATGAATCATCAACCTCATACATTCCAAAATTGAAGATAGCATTCACGATTCGAATGTGCTGCATTTCAGGTGAAATTGGTACATTAAAAATCTTATTCATTTCAGTTTCGCATGTTTTCCGATTTGTTGATACTATTCTACCACATCCGGACGGCTTTGTCAATAGTTTTATGATAAATTTGTGAAAATAATTTATCAATAAAATCAATAGGTTACAGAAATGTCAATAAAACAACAAGTTACGCGATGACATCTAGAAGCGGTCTAGACACGGTTTTCAATTTATCGAATATAGAACCAACAATATTCGATAAAACCGTGTCTAGACCGCTTCTAGACTATATGGTCAGATTTTAATCGTGTCTGTGTTTAGGTTGACCATAAATTCAGACGGCTTTACATTATTTAATTCGATCTCTTTCTCTAGATATTTGATCGTATCAACGATTGCGTCGAACATGGTTTTCATTGGTTTCCATCCAAGAGACTTCGCTTTATCAATGTTTGCGTATATTGTATGCGCTTCGCCGTTGATCTCTGGATAAAAGTCATACTCAAGCAGCGGCAATTCGAGATCATTATTTACACGTAAATATTCAAAGATGAATTCTGAAATGCGAAATAACGAATATGACATACCCGATCCTAAGTTAAATGTCTGACCGATAGTTCGATCATCATTAAGACAAAGTAAATGAAACGCATTCACGTCATCAACATGAATAAAGTCGCGACTTCGATTGCCGTCGCCGAATATAATTGGATTGCGACCACCAAGTAAACGTAATGCAACACCAGCAAATAATGGTGGAACGGTTCTCTTATAATCTTGTACTGGGCCTGCGATATTAAAATAACGAAGCGCAGTATATTTCAAACCACGCGTTCTCGCATAGCTATCTGCGATTAATGCTACAGCAGCTTTTGTCGTTGCATAAAATGTTGTTGGGTCCGATGTGTCTTCTGTATAGCCGCCATCGGGCAGATCAACATTTTCATATACTGCTGACGTTTCTGAGAAGATAACACGATCGCAACCACATGCGAGCGCAGCGTTGAACACATTAATGGAGCCAATGATATTGTTGTGTGCAGCCGATAATGTATCGTTATGACAATCATAAATCGAAACCAAACCAGCGAGGTGAAACACGACGTCAGGTTTCTCATTCATAAAAATCTTATTCATGATATTCGCGTCACGAATATCCGCTAAATGAAATTTGGCATTACCATGTAGATTTTTATCATATACTGATTGCGATAGATTGTCGACTATTACAACATCATACGAATTCTCTATCAATAGAGGTATTAAATTTGAACCGACAAAACCGCAGCCGCCAGTGATTAGAATCTTCTTATTTCTTTTCATAATAATCTCCTAACGTTGGCCAAAGAAATAGTTAATTGCTGCGACAAGTGCACATGCAAGTAAAAAACATAAAATAGTCGATATGATCACGATTTTCATTTTATATTATCATTTTCATACGCATCAAGTCCGGTTTGACGATGATATCTGATATCTTTGGGTATATCATTAACAAGTTCATCATCATCTACTTGACTTTCATCAGAACCATGAGCATTATCTTCTAGTTCTAGCAATAATATTGCATAGTGAATTATCTTAAAGATATCATTCTGATGATCTCGTTTAGTTCCTTTCTCATTATAACGCTGTGCATAATAATGCTGTGCATACTTTATAATGTTGCCTAGTGTAAAGCCGATCATATGATCATAGTCATTGACGAATTCAGTTGCCTGTATGCTATTCTTATAATAGCGAGGATTCTTATATGTCTTATCGATATAATCACGAATAACGGAAATCCACTTGTCTTCATTGAATTTGTATTTTTTAATTTCGCTCATTATTATTTCCAGTCGTTAAAATCAATTCGGGGTTTATTTGATTTGAATGCATTCGCAACAGCTGGGTCTACAGGCGATGGGCTATTATCTTGCTCTTGCTGTTCAACATCAAATAGCTTCATTCTTGAACGATCTGATCCGATTGTGAATCGACGATAATATGATGGATCGTTATATCGATTCTTTAACTGCTTAATCATCATACGTTTCATATCTTCAAGCTCATCAGTTACAACCATACCTAACATGAAATCAACGGTCTGCGGTAGCCCAATGCTCTCGGATGTATTCGTTAAATCGATATCAGTGTTCTTATACCCATCACGATTTGCTTGCGTTGCGCTCCAAATGGCAACATTGAACTCAACTGCTAAACCACGAATCTCTTCTGCGATCGCTTTGATGTAACTATAAGTGTTAATATTTGCGCCCATCTTCATGCGTGAAGAAGAACAAAGATTAATGTAGTCAATATAGATTACATCCGGTATAAAGTTCTTCTTCGTTTTCAGTTCATTTAACAGATGACGAAAATGCCCAGCACCAACAGTAGCTGTTGGAAATTCCTTAATGATAAGTTTTCCACGGGTCTTAGACATAATGCGATCGATCTTACGAATATACGAATCTTTTGGTACGGTTCGCAATTCATTCATCGTGACATTCATTAGATTTGCGTCGATGCGCTCGGCGATGCGCTCTTCAGCCATCTCAAGTGTTATGTATAATACATTAAGTCCAGCGGTCAGATGACCTGCCGCGAAGTCACACATAACATGAGTCTTACCAGCACCAGTAACACCCAATAACATATTAAGTGTCTTACGAAGAATACCACCATTCGTGATCTTGTTAAGAATGCTTAGATGAAATGGTATCCTGGATAGTTTACGATGATACTCTTCATAACGATTTTCACTATCTTCGAAATAATCATGCCCAATACGATTATCAAAGGCAACACTCAGTGCCTCGGATAGTAGCTGTGGAATTGCTCCCTTTCCAACACCAGCTTCGCCATCAAGAATTTGAATCGACTGCATGATCGCATTATAGATCGAACGATCTTGACAGAATTTTTCAGTCTTCTCTAAAAGATAATTCTTATTGATCTCTGGCGGTTTATTCATTAATGAATCAGATAGTGCACATAGTTCTTTATAATCGTTCTCGAGTAAATCTAAATCGTTTATCTCCATTCGTACAATTTCAGCACTTGGGCATTTATTGAACTTATCAAAGAATTCATTAATGATCTGATATAGGCGGCGATTACAACGATTCGTAAAATAATCGATCTTCATATGCGGGAGTACTGCGCGTGCGTACTCCTCGTCATATATGATATGCGAAAATATCAAGCCCTCGATGTCAATATCACTCATCGTTATCCACCGCAGTAGTAATACTCACATCATCAGTTTCCCGCATAATCAGATCGTCACAAATAGAATACCGTTTTCTTACATATTCACGGAACTTATATGAGTTGAGAATTGGATTCCAGAACTCATCGTTATATGTATCTTTTTCACGATACTTTTTATTTTCAACTTCAGCTGTTTCACGATCTATTCGCGAATACCAACCGTTAGATGGCTTGATTACAAAACCACCTTCCATCGCAATTTCAAGTAGACCTGACCACTTATTAATACCACCGCTAAATGTAACGGTGACAGGAATCTTTGCGCCTTCACGTGTATATCGAGATTTCTCGATACGAATAATGAAGTCGTATCCTGTTACTTCAGTGCCAGTCTTTTCTTGCCGACGTCCAATGACAAAGATATTTGAACTTGAGTAATAACTACCAGTACCACCAGAGACGACATCCTTAGGATACAATCCCTGTTCTTTATACGTATGATTAACCGCGATCATCGGAATGTCTTTCAGTGTTAGATGCGGAGTGACCATACGGAACAACGATTTAAGCTGTTTTGCACGTGTCATATCAGCAACAGACTTTTGGTCGATCGCGTCGTCGACTTCTTTCTTTGATGCGACATTGCCGATTGAATCGATTACGATAATGACATGATCGCCGCGGTTAATATTCTGTAGTTGTGCCATGATATCAAACTTCAATCCTTCAATGTCGACGATTGGCGTATGATATACACGTCCTGGGTCGATACCAAATGAACGAAAGTACGCCTGCGGCGAACCAAACTCAGAATCGTAGAATAATAGAACAGCGTCCTTGTGTTTATCAAGATATGCTTTTGCGCATAAAAGACTGAATGCAGTCTTAAAGTGTCTAGATGGTCCAGCAAACATTGTTAATCCTGAAGTCAAGCCACCATCAAGACTCCCTGATAGCGCAATATTAAAGACAGGTATATCTGTTGCAACGTGCTTTACTTCCGAGTAAAGAATCGATTCATCAAGAACCGATGAAAGCTTTGAAGTTGAATTCTTCTTTAGTTTATCGAGTAACTTCGAACTCATATGTTGTGTCTCCTAGTTATGTTCCTATTGTTTATTGTATATCAGTGATAGATGGAATGTCAATTTTGTAAAAAGAAATCCTCGAGTGTCGCGCGTTTTTCATGATGCCAACCGATCGCGTTTAGAATAACGGTGATTGGATCAATGAAACTTTTCGTGAACTGTAGATCATAATCAATGTAACTCTTAATATTGAACTCGTCTGGTAATGTTTGTGCAAAACCAAACACCGAATCCATAGTTGGGTTTGGTTTTTTGAGATAAACGAACTTGATCTTTTCACCCGTATGAATCGTTTCATATCGATTTTCTAAGCCATGTTTCTTTAGCATCTGATTATATATTAGAGCAGCTTTCACCTGAATCGGCGTGCCTTTCTTGTATAACGTATTCTTATCTTTCCATGAAACTCTGACAGTCTTACCAGTACTAGTTGTTTTCGTAGTCATGAAATTTACACCACGAGGAAAAGCAATCTGCTCGATTGGTAATGTCTTGAACTCTGACCTAAACTTTGAAATATATTCTTGAACAGTTGGTTCATCACTGTTCATAATAAGCCTAATCGTTTCCCTGATTCGTTTGCGACATGCGGTTGGTGTTGAACTACGAATTGCTTCACTACCCATTAGCTTAAGCTTTGGTTCGTGATAACGAACTCCTTCTTCATCATATACGTTCATAATGTAACGTTTCTTGGCAGTCCAAATTGCTTTGTCACTGATAATTTCACGTTTCATATTCATCTTTTGGTCGAACGCATTCATATATTCATATAGTTCATAGTATGATTTTTTGATATAGTCGAGTACCTTCTCCTTCACTACATTATCAAGAAAGTCGACGATCGTATGCACATCAGTATTTTTATCGGGATATACTCGTTTTACCAACTCATGAAAACATACATAAATCGAGTCGGTGTCTGATGCAACGACATAATCAATATCGTTCGTCTTTAGTACATTATTAAGATACTCATTCATTTTACGTTCAATCCAACGAATCGATAGCTGTCCCGACACTGTAATCGCTTCAGCATTATCTCTGCGATAATAACGAAAGTATTGATTTGCAATTGCGCCATATGCAGAATTGAGTAGTACTTTGAGAGCACCTTGCATATTATTACAGCGAGTTATTTCGGGATTAAGCTTCTCGTCCTTCGTCTCTTCATATTGTTTCTTGAGCTCGAGCATTCGGTTCTTGAATTCTTTACGATCCTTATACATCTTCTCCATTAATACAGGCAAGAATCCACGAACGTCTTTTCGATAAAATTGGCCGTTTGCTGCCATGCATACATTCTTTCTTTTTAGAACTGATGTGTCAACTCGCTTATGTATCAAGTCCTCGAGATTTGAGTGTGATATTTCAAATAGATTATCGTCGCAGCATACACTAGTTTCAGGCGAGATATTGTACTGTTGAATGAGATGCGGGTATAGTGAATCGAGGTCAAACCCAATTACATAATGACTCATACCAGTGATCGGCGCTTTTACATAACCGCCTTCAATAATATCCGATGAATTATTATAACGACGAAATGGAACGACGATACGCTTGTCGTGAAGATCGTTGTGAATTGTCGTATCCCAGATCGTTAGCGTTGTTAGTGCATCACCATAGTTAACACCGCTATTGTATGCAAGTGTAAATATCTGATTTAAGTATCCAAGTTTCTTATCAAGTTCCTCAACAAGTAAAACGTCACCGACATTGTATTCGATGAAGAGCCTAAAATCATCTTGATATAATCCAGACAGCGAACTGTAATCACTGTAGTCAACTTTCGACTGATTCAACTCAACCTCGCCGATATCACCTAAGCGATACGATTCCCGTGGTTTGAGTTGAAACTTTTTATAGATCGCGAGATAGTCAAGATTAACTACACCGCGTATTTCGTATGACTTCTGTTCGCGACCCATTGTCGTGACAGTGTATTCACGAATAATATTCCATGGTGATAATGTCTTCGTCTGCTCTTCACTAAGAACACGACGCATACGATTAATAATGTACGGTATATCGAACCATTCAGTGTTCCAACCAGTTACAACATCAACATCGAAGCTAATCCAAGTGTTAAGAAACTTTTGTAATAGGTCGCGCTCGTCTTTGCACTGTACATAATATACATTAGGAATTTCTTTCTCGAGTTCTTTAAGACCAAATGCAATACATAAATCACCCTTCTTCATTGTAATCGATAAGATACCTTTATCAGCTAGATCGACATTAGGAAATCCAGTGTCGGACTCCGTTTCGATGTCGATAAACACGACGTTGATTTTATCGGTATCCGGTTTACAGCCGCGAAATTCATCATGTAGATATACATAATCCCAACGATCTGACCCATACAGTGTTAACACATCTTTATACGATTTGATGTATGCCTTTGCGTCAGATATCATATCGAAATGTTTCTGCGAAACGTTTACACCGTTAAGCGTTCGCCAACCCTCATCGCATTCTTTCTCGATAAATAAATATGGTTGATACTTTATCTTGCGCTGAATACGATTACCATTACTATCGACACCGCGGAGAAATACATGATTACCGTATTGAAAAACATTCGTGTAAAAATCAGATCTCATATTGCAAAAGTACCTTTTAGTATTAACAGTTTATTATATCAAACGGAGCGAAGTATGTCAATCGATAGAGAGCAATTGAAAGAAGAAATTATTCATGATGAGGGTGTTGTGTATTACTTATACAACGATCATCTTGACAATAAGACATTTGGCATTGGACACTTAGTCACGAAGAACGACCCAGAGTGGAATATGAGTGTGGGTACTAGAATTTTAACTGATCGTGTACATTCGGTATTTGAAACTGATCTAAATATTGCAATTATGTCGGCCTTCGCATTATATAAAGATTTTGAAACATGGCCGAGAGTTGCAAAGCATGTTCTAATCAATATGATATTTAATTTAGGCAAACCTAAAATGCGTTTATTCGTAAATATGAACGCCGCATTGAATCAGCATAATTGGAAAGAGGCTGCGATCCATGGCCGTGACTCTCGATGGTATCGTCAAGTAACGAATCGTGCTGAAAGATTAATGAGACGTTTAGAATCGATATAAAGAAAGGGAGATATATCTCCCCTATGATATACCGCCGTGTTAACTTACTTACGATGACGAAACGATTGCTTCGTATCAAAGCCATGGCTCGTTATCTTACAATCATTCGGGATATTGTCGCTCGACACTTCAGTACAGTTTAACGATATGACAGTATTCTCGATCAACTGGCGAGTCTCAAATGGATCCATTAGTCGCTGAAACCCGATTGCGCTTAAAATTGGATTCATGATTACGCGCCGATATTCACGCCAATTACCACGATCGCTGGTAATATGTGATCGTCTATAGTTAATATCTTGAAACAATACTAGTGGCGAATCGAATAACATATGCACATCGAAATTATCATAATTTACACGATCCGTTATCTCAGTATTTTCGCCGGGTGTTGTATATACATCAACTGGTCTATTATGATTTTTGAAATTGGTGCAATGTGCGTAGTTGGGAGTAGATATATACCAGAAGAATACACGCTGACCGATGAATAGCAAATTACGAATCACATACTGAAATGAATGTTTCCGTTTATATAGAATTCGATCAATGTCATCGCCATAAAGATATCGGCGGTACGCTCTTGTAATTGATTCGAAATCGTTCATTGGAATCGGAATAGTGTAATTTTTATCGTTTCGATTTAGATCACTATACCGCGAGCCCCTATAAAAATATGGGCCGCGAACTTCGCGATGATAACGAATCTTTTTATCTACACCAAATGCAATTGCATTGTCATAAAAATCATGAAATCTTGAATCGATTTTCATAGATTAAACACCTCACGGAATTGAGCTTCGGCATTATCTAAGATAGTGCGAAAGGTAGATTTTGCTGGTACTTCGTGAATGTTAGGATTAAAACAATTACCTGTCCCATCGTGCACACTATCACGTGTAAAAATTTTAAATTCGTTCCCAGGGCCAGTTAGTGCATTCGTAAAAATGATATCACTAATATGATCAAATTCGTCAATGAAAGCAGTCTTCACAGAATCCATGGTTTTACCAGTTGAAATAAAATCGTCAACGAAAGTGCAGACATATTGAACTTCAGGATTATTAATTACTTCAATTATCCGTTTGTTATATTCTCTAGGACAGCCATGCAGTGTTTCACCTGCCTTTCTAACATAGAACATGCTAAAATCAAGATCACGATTTGAGAGGTGCAGAGAAACCATAGTCGCAATCGAAATACCCGACATGCCACTATAACCAATGATGTAATGATAACCCGCGAACTTAGAAACTAGATTATCAACAATCCACTCAGCAGCAGCATTAAGAGACTTAGGATTTTGCGCGTATGAATAATGAGAAGAGTGCATATCATTTAACTATCATTCGAATTTTCATAAATCAGTCGTCCCATTGAATCGAACCTCGCCTTTCTCTTAGTTATTCTGCCTTCAAGAGAAGGGTATCGCCATTCACTCGACCAGTGATTTTCATAGTCTTAGTTCGGATTGAACTAAGGTATTTGTTACGCTTAACTTTTGTGAGTGCATTCCATTCTTTAAGCATCTCATTTGGCTTCCGAAGCTTTTTCGAATCGGACTGCGATTCATCGTAGTTCTGGATCGTGGTACCCTTGAAAGTAAGCACTTCATCTTCAGAAGCAACGTACTTCGTCAGAACTCGATATTTTCGATTGTATACCCAGACGGTCGTTTTTCCAACTACTGCCTGCGGTTGAATTGAAACCAAACCGAGATCGACATCCTTTGGGCAATATTTCACTCGAGCGACAATCTTATCGACTGGAACAACTTTCTTCCTGCGAGGTTTCCGCTGCTTCTTTTCGTCTGCAACAAGATCACACGCTGAAAGGATTTCAGCGTAAATCTTAACGAAATCGCGCCGCTGCTTTGCACTGAAATGCCCATACGATTCAATCAAATCGGGTGCAGCATTGCGTTTCGAGAGCTCGAGTGCTTCTTCGTACATTCGCATAAAGTGATTACGAATCAGCTTAGCGTGCGCGGATGACAACTTGACATCAAACGACGCAAATCGACCGTACGCGCCGAGGTCCTTAATCTGGACGATATCACGTCGCCAATCATCAATAAAACCTTCGAGATCGTCAAGCAACGGTGAAATCTGTTCAATCATTCGATCTTGAACAGAGACCGTGCGGCGCGTCACCGAATCAGTTGATGACGTCACAACGCGTTTTTTTGCTAGAGCAATACCGTCGTTCACTCGTGCTCGAACATATTCACTAAGAGGATAGATTTCCTTAGTTCGATCCGGGTTTGACATCCAATACACGTTCTCATTGACATTGAAATCCGGACAACCAGTATTCAGAAGCTTGCACAGAATTGCAGCGGTTGAATCGAATCCGCCATAACCGATTCCATTCTTGCACAACTCGATGTCGTTTTTGCTGTATCCGTTCTTTTTCATCCATTTCCACGCTTCAAGAAACAGATTCGCCGCCTTTACATGCTGACGATAGAAATTGATCGCTTCAAATTTCAGCGAATGAAATTCGGCACCAGACATATTACGCCAGTCGGAGAAATCATACACAAACTTCTCTGGCATAGTTAGCTTAGTGACTGTAGTCTTTTGGGGCTTCAATTTGGTTTTCATTAACAATCCCAATCCCAATCCACACAAATGATTCGTTATGATAGAATTCGCAAGCAGTCAGATTATTCCAATAAAACTGATAGCCGCGACCATTATTTGTGATCTTCTCGATCACACAATTATGATTTACACCCGACAAACCAAATGCAATCACATCCCCGACTCGTACTTTGTCGGGCGTGACACGTTTGATATTCTGACGAATGTGAATCATTGAAATTTCACGTGTGTTTTACCATTTGTTGAAACTATTATACCACACTAGAACGGCTTTGTCAATAGTTTTGTGATGGAAACTGCGAAATTAATTTATTGTAACAAAATCAATAGGTTACGTGCGAACGATAAAATATGTAATGAAATCAATAGGTTACGCGAGGACATCTAGATGAGGCTAGATGCGGTTTCCGAATTCGTAGATGGTTTCCATTGTAGGAGCTGCAAAGCCGCATCTAGCCTCGTTCTGGTTTCTTACGGTTACCGTCTCCTCGAGTCGCAGCATACAAACCGAACCAGGCGGCGCCGGCCCCAATAACTGTTGAAATATAACCCGCCTGTGTCGTAGACGGTTCAGCCAACGTCATATACCAAATTGATGATTCATATAGAAGATATAGATAGACAGAAATGAATATACGCGGGAAGATGCGATATTCATCAATCACCTGTGAGATGTGAAGTAAATGATCATAAAACTGATAGAGACGATTAACCCTATACTTTATGTTTGCTTCGCTTAACCGACGGTTTTCATCGAGAATAGATATAAACCGATTGAGGTCAATTTCAACGTTCTTAGTTTCACTATTCCCGCTAAAATCATTTTTCGTTTCCATTTGTTTTCTCCGTATAGCACGAAGAAAATTCAACAATATGATTACTTATATGTGCTTATGATATTAACTTTTGATATGTCATCGATGTAAATATCACGTTCATAAGCGACATTCATTATTATGTGATCACTGGGACTTATGCGAGCAATACGTACCTTTTGTATGATATCTCCACGAAAATCGCCATCATTATTCAAAAGCAATCATCACGGAATTTCCTTCAAAGCCAGATTTAATTAAGTTATCTTCGCATATTAATGTAAAATCACACTGATTATTATATCTTACGTAATCGCGTACTAACGATATTAACCGCAGTTATTTCTAATCATGAATATTTATACTATATCATCATTTAGTTTATCGTGATTGTTAACTTCACTATCGAAAATGGTTTCGTACTCTTTGTTCATGCTATCTTTATAAAAACGAATTTCACGGGGAGGAATATCGTCTTGGTGCGATTGCGCTTTTCTATTCAAGGCAAAGATCATATCCCAGTTCGCATCAAATTCATCAAGCGAAACTGAAAACGGTCTAGGTTTACTTCCTTTTCCCATATTAAACGTCCTACATTATGTTAATAATAGTTGAATCCTTCGATAGTTTTAATCATCAAATTCATTTAAAGGAATCTTCACACCACTGGGATCGAAGAAATAATAAATTTCATCATCTTCTATACAAACCCAATACTTAGGCGAATATTGATATTCGCGATCGCTTATATCTCGCCCGTAACATGTTGTGTTAAGATCGCGCATTACATGATCTGCATTATATGAGTAATCAATTATACAGTGTTCAATTTGCTTGAAATTCATACACGCGAAACTAACATACATAACGAGAATAATAACAATCAGTGAAATTCTGAACGTATTCATTCTCCTTAAATGATTGGCGGTTCTTTGTATACCAAGGAAAAACCGCCAAAACCCCGCCGAGATTACGCGGCTAGCGCATACTCGAAGTTGTCGTCATTTACTGCGACTATTTAATTTGCTCTCTTTAACGTCAGTGCTTGACGATTCTCCATGGTTTACTACTTACACAACGTCGAATTCCAATACTGCCCCATCATGAAAATACTGGATTGGTGTCACTCAAATTACGATTATCTCGTGGACACGATAATCAACCAATATTCTCATGGTGGAGCAGGCGGGAGTCGAACCCGCGTCCGCAATGTTTTCGCTCCACTTCATCGAATGATTTTTATCGTCCGTGACAGAATCGATCTGCTACACATGAAGCAGCAAATGAATCTGGCTTTAGCTTAGGCTGAATACCAAGTGTACCTAGTACATAGCCCGTTGCTTCGTGAATGATAACCGATGACTTATACTGCATGTTACGATTGATGTCAAGGTGAATTTCAAAACCGCGATCACCAATCGAACTAATAATTGATAGGCCTGCATCAATTGCAAGTCGTACTTCGTCCATTAGACGCATACGAATCTGATCGTAGTATGGCTTCTTGGTGTATGAACGAAAGATTTTAGCGCCACGCGATGAACCATAATGAAGAATAATAACAGTTACATATGTAACAATCTTTTCCTTAGTCTTCTTTGAAGAATGCACCTGCGAATCTGCACCAACATAAATTGTTGAATTTTGCGGTGACGACTCGATCTCAAGTCGAATTTTATCAAAATCAAAAGCAGTATTCATGTTAATATCCATTACAGTGACGATTTATAATAAACGGTTACACATTTAATGTCAATATGGTTTAATGGTTTTTCCAGGCGTACCGACCATCACTTTAAAAAGCATATTACCATTAATGCCACGCAAATACCCATACGGTTTTAATTCTGGGTATTTTGATAATGTGATCTTAGCATCATCAGGCCATTCATTCGGTTTTACTTTCGTGATTGCAATTATCTCGTCACCCGTGATTTTCTTAACTTCGTCTGGAGTGATTAGAAACGGTTCAATCATGTGCCATGAAAACGTTTTCATAACAGACCCAAGAGATGCTTTACTCTTTTCACCGAATGATCGTTTGAACTCGTTTTTCGCAATATCAACGTATGCAGCTTTACCCTGTTCGCTACCATCTGTTCCCGCTGCGGTCATCTTTCGTCCGTTACGATCTTTATACAACATAACCGCAACAACTCTACCGCCTGACTTCGCAATCTTCCAAAAAGGAATCGTCTTTATCATTTCTTCAGGTGAACCGAAGCCAGAACTCTTAATACCACCAATCGGTTTGTATGATCGCTGTAAGATATCCCATACAGCATCTACATACAACAGCTTCAGCGACAAAGCATTTGGCTTACCGTCAATAGCATTTACAAATTTCTCAGATATGAACTCTTTAAAACCTATCATATAACAATCCCAGATTCTTTTGTTTATTTATTTATACGAATAAAGAGAAAATCAACTGACATCCATAATGCTACGTTATATCATAATTCATTATACACTTATCATAATGAAAATCGATCGCGCATAGCGATTCTGCCATGTGTTCAAATCGATGACTCCCACCATTAAACATTACAACTTCAACGCGGCCGTCTCCATCCAGGGCTGTCTTAGTGGCATCAAGTAATTCATCACCCATATCAAGTAGAATCAAACCACAGCCATCAAAGACCATATCATCATAGCTACGTATAACACTACGTTCGAGTGTATACCCTTTACCGGTGAAATCAACATTATGCCCTATGTAACGAACTAATGTTTCTGATGGATTAATTGATGGATTACATGCAACCCATGGGATTCCTAGTTCATGCCCAACCTTAGCTGCAAGCCATCCACCCATTGAAGTACCAACAAGAAGATCGATCCGATTCTCATCAATAAACTGAAATGCTTTTTCAGTTACATATTCGGCCCCGAGAGTATAATCGAGATCAACACCGAGAACTTTATGACATCGATCTAACTGTGATAGTAGCTTAACCTTACTATTGTTCGGGTCGAATTTCGAACCAAACCCATGAAAATATCCAATTTGCATATGCATATTCACTATGTGATTGTTATTTAAATCCTTCACCGAGTGTTTCGTTAGCAAGAACGAACTTTTACCTATTACCTCATGAATACCGTTCTTCGGTGTAGAGTCGATACCCATACATTATTCATAATCACGGAAGCGGTAAACAATTTATCTTCCTTCTTTTTCATATTGCTATAAGGTTGAATAATGCATAGTTACTTACGCGCCGTGTTAAATATAAACCTGACGCTTTGTAAAACTGCTATTGTTAATTTCACCGACAGTGTAGTACTCGTCACGTGAACCGAGATCAAGTGCATCTATACAATATGAATTACCCTTGCATCGGATATCATCCTCACGGCGTGATGCACGTGTATGGCCAACGATTTGCGGTACACCTGATACATATTCAAATTCGTCATTCCAGTCGCACCAATGCAAACCACCTACTGGCGATTGACCACCACGCGCATAACCGATATCATTGAATTTACCATCGTTTAGATATTCGTCGATTGTGATATTATGATATCTTAATAGCCGATTTGATACACCGGCATGCGAGATAAGAAATCCTTCCATATATACATATGGAAGAAACGTGTCACGCATTTGACGAGACAACGTCTTTCCACGAAAATCCCGCATCAATGCATATTTCGTTTTAGTGCTAAACCCAGAACAACGCATGCTTGAATCAAGATACTGAAGATCATGATTGCCCATCGTACAATAAACATTCCCACGATCTTGAACGGCAGTGATGATCAACTCTAGACACCGAATCTGTTTGGATACAGTCTGATCATATGCGTCCAAAATGTCGCCGACGAACACGGTTGGCAAATTCATCTCGAGAATAGCTTCAACAACATGTAACTTACCATGAATATCGCCGACGACAACAGTCTTACTCATTTAACTACTCCGATTCTAGTTTTCGTGACTAGTTTTGTGTGTTTTTCCATTTGTTGATACTATTCTACTACATCCGGACATATCTGTCAATTATACATGACATATATTGCTGCTGATCATTCGTTTCTGCATCAATTTCGTATCGTTTTATGTGATTGTCCGTGCACATCATTATGCTCACTATTTGCGAAAATATACTTCATATTTTTCATTCGAAGGATCGATCATCTGCTTACCGTCTTTCGGTCCAATACGACCAATAGTAACATTATTGATGTCTGGTGTTTCATCCGGTAGCTGTGATAGAATGTTTGATTCGATACGACGACGAGCGCGAGAACATTGCTTCTTAAATGATTTCTCGGATTTCGCGTAGGTATTACCTACAATTGGAATCTTACGATATGAACGACTCATTCAAAACACCTCTTCATAAAGAATCTTTTCAACATGAACATTGTTGCGATCAATCTTCGCTTCGCATATTAATCAAAACAGATTCGTCATTCTCACAAATTCTGATTCTATGAAACAGTCAATCGCATTAGTAACTTGCTCGCCAGAGATGTAAAAAACGAAATCCCCAAGTTCATGACGATGTTCCAGATCGTTATTGCCACACTTAAAACCGCCGTAGTATTGAAGATCATGATCATTGTTCTTATGCACAGCGATTACACCGCCTACTACATTTACGTAAATACGACCAGCTCGATAATTCAAACCACAACGGGATGCATTACATACAGTGAAATTTTTATTCACGTAGTTTTTAACGTCACCATTCGCTTCATCAAGAATAGGAATCATTTTAACACCTCAGTCATTATATGAGTTTTCCCATTTGTTGATAATATTCTACCACATCCGGACATATCTGTCAATGGTTTTATGATGAAAATGCAAAAATAATTTTCCGAACAAAATCAACTACTTAGAACCGATATTAAAAATTCCCAACAAAATCAATAAGTTACAATGAGACATCTAGAGGGAGTCTAGTGGGTTCAGATCGAATAGCCATGGAATATCTACATCTAGAGACATATACGGTCACCGAAGTGACCGTATTTCGTTATAGTTGAGGAATCTAGATTTAAACCAGAACTACTAGCTTCGGTGACAGTCAAATATCGCGACGTTTGACTATTTCGCAGTATGTTTCTCAATTAATTGCAATCTACTTTTTTCAAGTGACAGTATATATTTGTTATTCTTCTCCCACCATTTCTTAGCGGCCGGGGTGGTCTTACGAAGAAGTTCAACAATATCTGAAACACTTGTTTTCTTAAACGCTGGATATGTTCTATTTAAAAATATAGCATACGTCGAATACAATTGATCTCGTGATCTACTTTCGCGATAAATGCTGATCAATGCTTCAATTTCAACAGTGCGACCAAATGCTTCCGTGTTTCTTTTGCCTTTATCGGAGCTTAATCGTTTAAATAGATGAATCGGATTCCACTTATAATGTGACTCAGCGATTTCTTGTGCCGCGATTGAAAGTGGATATAATTTAAATGGATCTGCATTTGCGTAGAATAAAGTATTCACACCAGTAAAGGATGAATTCTTGCCATACACTTTCCATTTGAATTTTGGAAAAACTGTTAGACGACCAATTGCTAAAAGCAATACAATAACAATCAGCGGAATCGAAAAAGAAACAATAAAATCCATGTGCAATCCTTTTTTGTTATAGTGGCGTTCCTGGGGAGTGTTGATCTCCCTTCTCCATCTTGAGAGGATGGTATCCTAGCCAGCGTAGACGACAGGAACAAACTCAATTCGTGTCATTATTAGCGCAGGATGATAGTATATCATCGCTTTCATGAAACTCGAATACGTGCCTCGCCTTTAACACGTCTAGATTTTCCTCGCGTGTCCATGGTATGATCTGCATACGATTCTATTTATATTTATATCTCTCTCAAAACATTCAGATCAAACCAACTTATGATACCGAAAAAGTGAACCTACATTTGTAACGCATTTGAAACTATACGTAGTGACCCGAAATATTTCATCTATCACTATTTATAAATATGAAGGGGTGGTTGGAATCGAACCAACTTCGCGAAGTTCAAAGCATCGCGGCGCAGCCATTTGCTCTTCACCCCTAGTACGTGTTACGGACACGTCCCCGTCATGTTGTATCATCAAGACCCAACCGAAGGTCTCTATATAATCAGAAACTATCAGGCTTTACTACACACAAAATAGGCTATTCGATTTTGCGTGATCACTTTCGGCTGACCATGTATTCTAATTCATTAATCGATTTTATGTAATTCCCGAAAAAATTATCTCCAACGTATCCTGACTTCAGCTGTCCCAGTTTCTGAATGGTACCCAGTCCAGGACTCGAACCTGGCAAGACAACCTTGTAATGGTCGTCCGTGCCCTGCACCCTGGGCTTAGTTCGTCCAACGATATCTGTCAGACGATACTGCGTCGTACATCAAAGTATATGGCGTGATGTTCTTAAGATCACCAGAAAACACCGACTTCATAATTGCTGGGCTATAACCTGAAATCCCTGCACTCCCGTTTCGATTGAACTCAACTGGAATATGATTTCCTGAACCCATAATATTCCACCAAATGATCACAGGCATCTTGTAACCCGATGCATTGTACTTTTCCTCGATCATTGTATATGCAGTATATTTACCAGCCGCATCGAATTGCATATCGGATAGAATCAATAATGCATCAGGCATATCATCGGGCGATACTTCATTCTCAACAGCAACGCTAAGAATTAGTTCTAAAGCTTTACTTAGGCTTGTATTAAAACCCCAAGGCAAACGATAAACACTTTCAAAACGAGCAAGAAGACTATTCTTATCGTTATCAATATGCCACTTCGGTGTTGAGTCAAACGTCAACATACGATTTCGAAATGCACTCTTATTTCGTTCCGAACAATACAAACCGAGTGAAACCGCGACATCAACGGCTCTTGTAGCTGAATTCTTATCAATTGTCGCGGTCATCGAACCCGACGTATCAATAATCGGTAGAAAACTCATTTCATTAATAAAATCTGGCAACGCTTTCCATTGTTGTGTTGCTACTCTATTGTCACCGTTGATTGCGCTTCGCACGACATCATGTGGAAAGATCGCTCCAGCATTAATCTTTGATTCACCCTTAACTAGCGAATTGACATACGTATCATAGCGAAGACTATCGTTGCGACGAAACGCATTCTGATAACGAGCCGACGCGATACTTGGTACTTGGTTATAATCGATCTCATTCCATCGACGAGCCGACATTTTATTTTCAACAACATCATTTAGTTTCGCTAACATTCGTCGATAATATCGCGGTGAAATATCGAGATACTCACGAAATACCTTAGCATAATATCGCCGACGCGAATCGCGTGAGCTTTCGCGTGGAGCCCACTTCACTGCGAGCAAATTCTTATTCTGTAGTTCTCTATGATACAATAGAAGCATAACATTTACATACGGTGTATCGATGAAAACATTAAAGAGATCATCAAAACGCCCAACATTCATCAGAACTTCTGCGATGTTTTTTGCTTCTACATATGTGGCATTATAATGTGAACTTATGAAGACGCAATAGATTACGTGAAGTCTTACGTTCACCCATCCCTTCACGAGCATCGCGAGCATCGCGAGCATGTAAAACAATTTGAATCGCAAGATCGCGATCTTCAAGCAATGCTCTCTCGAACAATGGCGTTAGATCAACTTTACGCGATGAACCGATTTCAAAAAACAAATCAACCAACGCAGACTTTGATGACTTCAGAGCTTTCATACCATTATCAGTAACGGTAGTATTCTCGAAGTCATCCATATTTTCAATAAAAGTATTCATTGTTATAATCTCACATTATCTGGACAATAGTAGTTCGGCTATAAGACGAGGTTCGGTTTGCTGTAGCTGTTTTGCCGTACCCGCTCAAACTTCGGCGTTTCGTCGATCTCAAAAATTATTCTAAACTATTAAACATTAAACGTCAATAGTTATTTTCACAATATCAACATTTTATTTTGGAGCCGCCACTCAGGATCGAACTGAGAACTGATGCTTACAAGGCAACTGTTTTCGCCATTTAAACTATGGCGGCATTATACTTGGCGCGGTCGGAGGGACTCGAACCCCATCTGCTTGCTTCGTAGGCAAACGCTCTATCCAATTGAGCTACGGCCACAATAACTTGGCGCGGCCGACGGGATTCGAACCCGTATCTTCTTCCGTGACAGGGAAGCATTTTCGCCAGTTAAACTACAGCCACAAATACTTGGTGGGTCGCCAGGGAATCGAACCCTGATTGAGTGGTTAAAAGCCACATGTTCTGCCATTGAACTAGCAACCCAATAATCAATTCTACACTAATTGAAATTAAATGTCAACAATCAATTTGGCGGACCGTCTGAGAGTCGAACTCAGCTTCGATGGTTAACAGCCACCCGCTTTCCCGCGATAGCTACCGGTCCAAAATTTAACGCCCTTACTTAGGATCATATTAACGGGATGCGATGCTATAGAGCAGATATACATTAATATGACACCTCTTATCCTAATTCAATCGCCGTAGTGGGGCACAGCGAACTAAATTGCTATATCCATTTAACGCAATTAGCCTAGGCTTTATGTATGGGGTGTAGACGGGATTCGAACCCTGCCTAACTGTTTCACAGACAGCCGTGCTCACCGCTAACACTATCTACACCATAAATTGGTGCTCCCGCGGAGTGTCGATCTCCGTTCCTCTCCTTGAAAGGGAGATATCCTAGCCATCGTAGACGACGGGAGCAATATTAAATTCTAAGGCCGTGACTCGTCCAACTCATGAGTACTCACTAGTATTCCTCACTCGTCTCAAAATGTATCCTGTCTCAACTGACCTAAGTTGACCCGTATTTTCTACGCCGGGACAGGCGCATACTACTGCTAAAATTGGTGGAGCCTGTAAGTATCGAACTTACCTCTTTCGCTCTTCAGGCGAACGCTAATCCATCTCAGCTAAAGCTCCATTATGGGGCCTTTCTTTTACGAATATGCCCGGCCTAGACCTACATACTCCAGAGTCCCAACTCTCTCCAGTCTTCCGGCGACTGGTCGGCCAACTCACCTAAATTATAAGTGCTGCGCTAGGTTTTTATTTGGTCTCTGTGGAGGGATTCGAACCCCCAACAACTGACTCCCAAAGACAGAGCTCTGCCAAATTGAGCTACACAGAGTTATTATATTGGTGCTCCAGGAAGGAATCGAACCTTCGCTAACCGCTAATCTGGCGTATCGGGGGTATAAGTCCCGTCGTGCTTCCAATTACACTACCGGAGCAATAATCTACTCATCATTAAGCATTGTGATTAATGACTACGACATTAAATCAACCGCCTGGTATTTGAATCGATTTCTTCAGTAAGAACATTCACGATATTAAGAAGCATTTCAATTCCCAGTGTGTTTTACCATTTGTTGAATTCATTATACCACAATCATTTTGATTTGTCAATAGCTAAAACAAGAAATCTTCAATTATTATCATTTTAGTAACAAAATCAATAACTTACGCGAGTGTAGATAAATATGAACAAAATCAACTACTTAGAAATGCAGTTCTAGCGGTATTTATACACAACTGACAGTATTATACAGATTTAGACCAAAAACCTCTCTGGAGGCATCAGGGGTGATTGGCAGAGTCGGCAGGATTCGAACCTACGTGCCGGTTTCCCGACACCACTTTAGCAAACTGCCACAATTAACCACACTGTCACGACTCCAATAAATGATCGTGGCGCGAGTAACCGCCACTCCTCATGGGAAGTTATGTTACCCATGTCCTCAGTCGTGTATATATTAAGTGCCACGACACACTTCGCGATTAATTCAATGCCTTATCGGCCATCTTTGCTTTGTTAACTTGAGTTTCAGATTCAGGTTCTTGATTATCCGTCTGATTCGTATCATTCTGTGTCTGATCTTCAGTCGTATCTTGGTTAGTATTTGTTTCACCGCTCATTATAGTCTCCTATGTTAAATGCAGTTGTATGTTTGTATTACGGCCGATTTGTATACTAGGCCTGTAATTCTGTCTGTACACACAGATTAAATTGGTACCCAAGTAAGGAATCGAACCTTCATCTATCGGTTATCAGCCGATTGCTCTACCATTAAGCTACATGGGCATTGAAACTTCGGTGCGTCGTCTGAGATTCGAACTCATAACTATTTATCGGTAAATAAATGTTTCACTAGCCGTTGTGCATTTAAAGATTGGTGCTGTCATCCGGCCACGAACCATTACTCGCGAATAACAGTTTCTTAGATCATAACAGCAGAACAAACATTGGCGGAGGATAATCGAATCGAACGATCACCGTTTCCAGCGGCCTGATTTTCAAGACCAGTTCGTGCCCAGCACGCTATCCTCCAAATTCACAACGATTACATAATACGAGCAGTCTCAGGAATCGGAACTACTTGAAGACAATCGTTCGAGTAATATTCCGTGTCCTTAATTTTACCTTCAAAGGAATCACGAATAATCGACTTGATGTCGAGAATCAATGCATCGCATTCTACTTTATTACACAGACCCATGATAGTGATAACGCAGTCGGCAATAGTGACACGCAATGAACGGAATTCATTACGAATCTTCGCAGCAAGACGCGCAGATATCGACATATTTATATTCATTTCCGATTTGTTGATTTGGTACCGACGGTGGGATTCGAACCCACACTAAATGGCTTCTAAGACCATCGCCTCTGCCAATTGGGCTACGTCGGCATTAATTGGTCGCGAGTAAGGGAATCGAACCCTTTACGGTAGGATATGAGCCTGCCCATTTCCCATTAATAGTAACTCGCAATAATTTGGTGGGCCGTCAGGGAGTCGAACCCCGTAGGTAATCGCTTTACAGGCGGACCAGCAACCACTTGCCATTCGACCCAAAGCCAGATTGCAATCAGCTGCTTTTACGCAATCAGCTTTGTGTATATATTCTAATCTGAACTTACCCGTGTATCTAATTATAGATGATTCATTCAACGATCATTATCGTTTCACTAGATATATTTAGTGCCTTGTACAGGATTCGAGCCTGTTCTTATATCTTATATCTTATCAAGATATTGTGCTCCCATTAACACTAACAAGACAAAACAAAACTCTGGTGCTGATGGATAGATTTGAGCTTTCATACCCGATCGGGTACTGACCTCTCAGACAAACGTGACAATCATTCCACAACAACAATAAATTGGCGGCCACGATAGGATTCGAACCCATACTATCGAAGGTAGAAGCTTCGTGTGCTATCCGTTACACTACATGGCCAATTCCGTACCGCTTCTTGTATTCAAACCGAGAACATCTCGCTTTTGAAACTAACCCCTGCTAATTGGGACAAGGCGGCATTCATTTGGTACGGGTGGTGGGATTCGAACCCACACTGAATGGATTTTAAGTCCACTTCCTCTGCCAGTTGGGATACACCCGCATTATTCTAAACTGGTACGACCTCGCATTTCACAACATGATACTCACTATCGGCGATCTTATTTGTAATCGTTATTCGTCGTGCTCGACAGTAATATTCATTATGACATGTCCAAGCATTTGAGGCATGTCTCTTTTCGCGCCAAAACATTTTACCGTTAGGAGTTTTCCATGCCTCACCTGTTTCTTTATGCAAAATCATATACACACAATGAATCATAATCTACCCTAAACTTTCCACGTGTCGCTGATTTCTGTATGCAAAATCATACAACGTCTCCTATCTCAAATTGGAGCGCACAATCGGATTCGAACCGATACCGCTTGGTTGGAAGCCAAGCATGCTAGCCGTTAAACAACATGCGCGCAGAATGGCATGGGCGGTGAGAATCGAACTCACTCGGCGAGGTTTTGGAGACCTGCCCGATACCATATCTGCCACCCATATTGAATATTTATTCTAATCTGTTTATCAAGTTATGTCAATATTTATACGATATTCCAATAACCATAAGGATTATGTAATGCCATGAGTAGCAATTGCGTGAGTGCGAGACGAGCATTACCTTCGGTTGCAACCCAATCATCATCATCATGAACGTTATCATCAAGTATCATAATGGCTTGAACAAGATCATTGATCGTATCCCTACACATGCGTCCATCGAGGGATCGCAGGCCCGAATCTTTCGCTAATGCTGCGCAAATCAAGCCGCTATAATTATAGGTGATGTTCAATTCCGCCCGACCCGAATCGCCCAGACTGTAAGTACCGCCGCGTGTAATCTGCGGTGAAGTATCATTCAAGACATTCCCTTCACGATCAATGATGTATACATCATAACTCATTACGAAATCCCCATATCCTTTGCGGTAACGGCGTAATAGATACCAAACGGATGATATTGATTCTTATCAGCAACGCCATCATTACAAATCAGTGCCATTAGCTGCATATTCACGATTCGATCTTCGAAGATCGATGCTCTCAATTCTTCAGAATCTTCAGAATCTTCAGTATAATCGAGTCGATCGGTCTTTGCTTGAATAATACGTTCATTCAGTTCGACCATTTTTTCGAGAACACGTACATCATACCGATAATTTGAATCATTCATTACGAATCAACCTTATAGAGATATATTGATGTTTACAAATTTATTATACACAGATCAACTAGACATGTCAATAGGTCTGGTGCATTTTTTCGGCGACGTGCGTCTAGATGACCTGATGCCGCCATGGCGGAAACGATTTAGCATGTCGTTGACTATCCGTTATGCTTCTGGCGATTGCCAGTGTTACTGCTTTCATG